TGGTCCATGAAGGACTTGGTGAGGTTCTTGGCCATGGCTTTCTGGCCGGCCTTGACCAGCTTGCGGCTGATCGCGTCCTCCAGGCCGACGTAGCTGATGAACTTGCCGGTGATGGAACGGTTACCCAGCAGCGAGAAGCCGCCAAGGATCGTGCGAGCGTAATAGCTCACGCCGTAGCGATTGAGCAGGTCGCCTTCGGTGGACGTGTCGAGGATGTTGTACTCGACGACGCGGGAAACATCCTCTGCGAACGTCACCTGATTGCCTGGGCTTTCCCACTGCTTGACCTTGGCCAGCGCAGCGATCGCCAGGGACGACGGCGCAAGGAACACGTTTTTCTTCGCCGCCTTGGAGTACACCGACGGCATGTTGTGCACCAGCAGGCAACGGTCGAAACCTAGGTCGGCACCGCCCAGCTCGCCGCTGTAGGTCACTTGGTCGGCGACGCTTGCGTCTTTGCCGTCCAACACCACACGCGCTTTGATGCGCTTGCCGAAGGAGGCAAACTCACCGGCTACAGCTTTAGTGCCGGTGAAGCCTGGGGCACCGATGATGGTCAGGTCTTCCGGCACGCTGGCCAGCGCGGCCAGGCCGAGTTTGCGACCGGTGACCGGCTCATCGCCGCCGATCACATTGTTGATCGTGTCAGCCGGGGTGGCGCCCTCCTCCACGATCACGACGTAGACCGGCACCTTCACGACCTTGAGGATCTGATACACGGCATGAAACAACGTGCCCGACTCAGTACCCGTGGGGTCCAGCAGCGCCTGGGTGGTGAAACTGTTGATGCGGAACGGCGCGTTTTTAGGGATCGACGCGTGTGCCTTCGGCGCAGTGCCGACCAGGCCGATGACATTATCGCCGAGGCCACCCATGGCCTCGGGGGATTCGGTGGCATTCACGGTGATGCCGTTGTGCTCGAAGTTAAGAACCTCAGCCATGGTTAGTCAGCCTTCTTGGGGGTGGAGTTGAGGACGCTGGTCAGTTCCAGACGGCCGGCGGTGCGCAGGGCGGATGCTTCGACGTCCAGCAGTTGCAGTTCCTCGCCGGCGGTGGACCAATGGCCGTTACCGATGGGGAATGGGATGAGGACGGTGTAGGTTTTGCGGTCAGACATGAGTGGAATTCTCCGTGTGTAAAACACCAAAGCCCCTGCGAGGAGGGGCTTTGGGGAGGCGAAAAAAAACCGCTTTCGCGGTGGGTTATTTCAGGAAGGCGGGTTTTTCCGGCCAAATCACCCCATCAGGGTCGGAGCCTTGATCAGGGATATCACGAAGCCCCTGACGATAGGCCACAAACGCAGCGTTATTTTCATCCAACATTGGATAGTCGGGCATCGCCGCATAATCACTGTTAGATAAATCCTGATCACGGGCACTACGAATGACCTGCCACTTAATAAGTGGATGAAGTTCTGCAGGCACAAAAATGGGTTTCATAGTTTCTCCTTAGCTCAAAGCCAACATAGTTCCCCAGTCGCCTGGGCTGGTAACAACACCCGTGCACGCGCCTGCCAACATGACCTCAACGATACCGGAAGCAGAGGTCCGCATTGGATGAAGGTGGTAATAGGCGCCGAACAGGTCACTGGGGGCCACAACCGTAGAGCACCAGCGCCATTTACCCTTTTCTGCCCCAGTACTCCAGGCACCCGCAATGGAACCCTCCAATACCCGGACAAAAGCGCCCAACGTGATATAGGAATTAAGCGGCACCGCGCCCGTTCCATTAGCGAGCGCAGTATCGACCGTATAAGGGAACGCGAGCCAAGGACTAACATCTGCACTTGCCCACTTCAATTGCCACACATTGACAATAGTGCGCCAGTACTCACTGGCCCTGATATCAAACCCAGGATATTGCTCGCGCACATCCGACTGGACCTGAAGCATAAAGTCCACGTCCGCTTGTGGGCGCCCTGTAGCTTGAGAGGTAGTGGTGATTGAACGAAGCTTGTTGCTGGTAACCTCGCTGTGAATACCCCAGTTTTCGATCAACTTCCCATCGGCACTAGGGTACAAGTTGAAGTTTTTGGTCACTGCAAGCCTGGGCAAACGGCTTTTCAGATCTAAAAGTTGTGCATCGTAGGCACGGCGAGCATCCGCAATCGCCTTATCTATCTCACCCACCTTACCAGTGATGACACTGGTCAGATTATTTGCCGCGCTAACGACGGAAGCCAGTTGCTGTTCTGTACTCAAAATATGAACTCCTTATCTGCTTTGATCACTTAGTGACTCCTCAATGGCCAACACTAAAACACTCACCATCAAACACCGGCCTTGCTCTCAAGTTTCATTACTCGAAACAAGAGCCCGACACCTCTGGCCATATTGTCAACACTGGCAGCCGAGAGCGTCGCCAACTCATCGACGAGCAATACATTGAGGTTTTCACTCCCCACCACAATCGTCACGCTGTCCGCCGGCAACGGCGAAATATCCAGCGTGAACTTTTGCAGTACTCTCGCCGCTGCCGCTTTATACGTCAGCAACTTCCCTGCCACGGAGTACACCGCCAGCAAAGTCCCGCTGGCGAGATAAAACCCGAACTCGCCAATTTCATACTCAGCCTCGCCATCAAACAGCGCGGCCATCCTGAGTTGTCGGTCGCCCAGGTCCTCGTAATCCACGATGGCGACCCGTTGGCGCTCATCACGCAGCGCCACTTCCGTGCCGTCCGGGTTGTAGCGACCGGTGCCGGCGCCGATGTGGGTGATTTCGCCTTTCAGGCCCTGGTTCTTCGCCTGCAGCACTTCATCCAAACCTTTGGAGGTGAAGCGCACCAGGCGCGTAATGTCATCTGTCATGGCTGCGCCCTGAGGTCGTAGTCGTTAATGGTGTAGTGCTGGGCAGCCCCAGCACTGTTAAGTCGGGCAACCAACGCCAACTCCGGCAACGCGCCGTGCAGGCACAACTCGCCATCGCTCAAAAGGGCGTGGAGGACCTGAGTGAGCGCAATTCGACCTTCGGTTTCATGCACGATGGTGATCGTCGCCTGGTCCCGCTCGCTCTTGGCTGCGTTGATACGACGGATCAGTCGATTGTGATCGCCACGGGACCAACTGCGCCCGATGATGGCCTGCACGTCGAAGGTGTAAGGCTTCTCCATCGGACGCTGCTGATACCACGCGCTGATGTTGGGCGTGAACCCCAGCGATTCCACCGCATAACTCAACGCTTTCGGCGTGCCGGCTTGGCGCTGGATCTGCCAGGACAAGGCCACAGTGATGCGCTTTTCGGTGGCGCTGGCATCCGCATCCCACTCACTCACCCCTCGATCGGCGGCAAGGTAAGGAAGAAACTCGGCAGGCGTTTGCAGTGGATCCATCAACGCCGGAAACGGCGGCATTACGCGGTCGAGCAGCTTGCCAAACCCCAGGTCCAACGCCTTTTCCAACGGAGAGCTATTGGCCGGCAACAAGCTCGCTTTAGGCTCACTCATAGCGTACGCACCTCCACTTCGACACCCGTGCAATACGGCGCCTGGAACGCGCTGCCAATAACCGGCACCAGAGGCTCAAGAATCTGCAGCTGCGCAGCCCCTGCACTGTGAATCGCATAGTCAATCCAACTCGGATCCACCCGCCCTTCCAGCCGATGACAAGACTCTGCGTAGTCCTGCAGCAGTTTCTGCGCAGCGACTTGAGTGAGTCCCGAATCCGGGCCGGCGTTGATCTTGGCGACCACACGGATTTTGTACGGCAGGATTTGCGCACTTTGCACGCTGACCAAGTCAGTCTCCGGTCGCACATCCGGCCGTGCGAAATGGCGACGAACGCCGTCAAGCAAATCGGCAGATGGCGTACCGTCGCCCTCACGAGAAAGCACGGTGACCATGACTTCGCCGGGCGCTGTTCGACACCCATTGCCATCTTTGACCTGGGCCGCATAACCGTCCGGATCAAAGGTGTAGCTGACCGTCACCACGCCCGGCGTTGCGCTTTGCACTTTTACCGACGGCCGCTCGCCGAGGGTGAACACCTCGCGCCGATACTGCATCCGCGAGCCCGCCGCCGGAGCATGGGGCGCCAGGTAGTAACGCAGGCGAGCGTCGTCATCGCTTTCCAACGTCGGCGGCACAGGCGGGAAAGCGGCCGGGTCGCCGGGGTCGAGCACTTGGCGTTCCAGGCCCATGTCGGCCAGTCGAGCATCCAGGTTACTGCCAGTGGCCCACCACGCCAGCATCTGCTTGATGCGGGCGTTGTACTTGCGTTCGTGGGTTTGCAGGCGCACGCAAAACGCTTCCAGGGCCAGGGTCAGCAGTTCGCTTTCATTGTCGAGGCTGACCTTGAGTTTGGCCGCGCTTTGCGGCGCACGGGTGGCGACGTAGTCGACGACGAAGGCCTTGAACTCGGCCAACAACGGTTCGAACTCATCCACGGCGATGATGGCCGGTTCCGCCAGTTGGTTCTGGCCAGGGATCAACATGCTCATGTCGCGACCTCGAAGGTTTGTTGGCGGTTTTTCCAGGTACCGGCAAAACGCAGCAACAGTCCGGCGCCCTGACGGGTGGCGACGATGATCTGGGGTTGAAAGTCGCCGATGCCGTTCTGGGTGTTGTAGAACGCCTGCGCGGCGTGGCTTTGGGCGAGGATCAGCAGGTCATCCCCCAGGTTCTGGCCAAGCAGTTGCGGGATCAGCGAGCCGTACAGCGGGCGTTTCTGGCGAGTGCCCACGGGGGTGGTCAGCGCTCGGGTGGCGCGCTGTACGAATTGCAGCCAGTCGTCGACGACTGCCCCGGTGTTCCTATCGATTCCGATCATGGCAACTCCTTATGCGCGACTGATCACGCGGCCCTGGTGATCCACCACCGGACCGCTCAAATGCACACCGGCGGCATCCAGCAACACGCCGGTGACGCCGAGTTGCAGGGTGATGCTCTGGGCATTCAGGGTCAGGCTGGCGGCGCCAACCTTGACGTCGACCTGCTCGCGAGAGCCACTGAACGTAGTCGGGCCGTTGACCCAGTTGAAAATGTGACTGGCGTCGTCGTAGTCACTTTGGGTGCCGTCCTGATGGCGACGCCGCGTCAGCGAGGCAACGTCGGACACGGGTGGAAAGAGACTACTGTTGAGGCCGAACAAGGCGACGGACTGCGCGCCTCCTTCCCCGCCGCCGTAATTGAGCAGCAGGCATTGTTCGCCCACAGAGGGGATGCGGGTTTCGGTTTGCGCCCCCGCACTCGGGTTGAAAAACTGGATCGCTGGGCTGAGCAAATCACCGTGGCTGACCTTGCAGGTATTACTCGCGGCGTCGACCTCCTGGCACACGCCAATCCGGCAGAAGCTATCTGCACGTCGATACAGGTCTTCCAACTGGGCTTCCATTTCTGCCAGGCGCTCGACAATCGGCCCGAGTTGCATGCGTAGCAATGCATCAAACATGGATTACTCCTGCAGTGGGCGATATTGATCCGGATCGTTGATGTCAGAGACTTCCCAGGTGCGGGCAAATAACGGCTTGCCTGTAGGATCCTCGAGCAGCAACGGACCGAGATAGAGGTTTTGGGTAAAGGAAACCGTCCAGGTGTCATAGTCCGTTTCCGCACCGGAGCGCGCGGAAGGGGCAGCGACAATTGCGGTAGGCAGGTCGCACTGATCAGGCGGCAGGCCCCAGCGGTTATCCAGGGCCAGGTCCATCAGTTGGCTGGCCAGATCGCAAGCATCAAAAGGTGCCGACCCACCGGCAACCATGACCCTGAGTGAAACCGACAAGGCGTGCGCCTTGCGTCCTGCAAGCGAGCGAATGCCAGGGCCGTTGCGCTCCACGCTGATCAAAATGCCAGTTTTATCGCCCGTTCCAGGAAAGTCATGGTGATTGCCTACGCGCAGTTGTGGGAAAGCGCTCTTCAGCGCATCCCCAATCGCCACGGGCAGTTGGGAAGGTTTTTCGAGAAGTGTCATCTGCTTGCATCCTTGCAGCGGTTACTGCTGATCCGGGCGAGAAGTTGGGGTCTCGTCGACCCCGATGCGCTTGGCGGCCCAGCGTTCATAAAGGCCGATGGCCACGTCGGCGCCGGCCATAGCGGTCAGGCAGCCAATGGCGCCGGCGGTCCAGATCGACATGCCGGCGGCGTAGCACAGCATCAACGCTGAAACGCCGCAGACCATGCATGCTCCGGACCGCAAGGCCAGGCGCCGTACCAGTGACCAACCGCGGGCTCCCTCCTTGTCGGCGCGCCACATTTCGCCGGATACACCACCGATCAGGGCCAGTACGATCACCAGCCAGATAGGCATTTCCGCTAACGCTTGCTGCTCGTTTGTCATGTCACGCCTCCTGGCTGAGCACTCCCGGCACAGGGCCGGCTCTTGGGTAAATCCATTTATAGGTAGGCATTCCAAAAAGCCCGGTCGCCCGGGCTTTTCAGTAATGCGGTCCATATTCGAACGTTCGGCGCTACTGGCGCGGTACGGTTCTTTCCTGAGATGTTTTTCCGACCACGATCCTTGTCTGCCGGATAACTGCTTCTGGTGCTTTACGCTGCACACCCGGGTCAGTTGCCAACCCTCTGAACCGTTAAGGCCGGTTCATCGCTGCCTGTTCTTTTAAAGCGGTGAAACTAAAGAGCGTCGGCATCCTTGCCGGTGTTGCGTGCCTTCCTTGTCTTCCTTGGCAGCATCCTTGCCGCCTCCACCACCTTGTTGGCTGGCTTGAGACGAAGAATATGCATGTATGCATATACAGTCAATGCACAAATGCATTTATTTTTACCGCACAAATGCACGAATGCATTTTCGACCTTATGGGCAGCGGGTTTGGTGGTTTTTCACAGACGAAAAAAAGCCCGCTCGTTGGCGGGCTTCGTCTTACAGAAGAAGGTTAACGCGCGTACATGCCCCACCAGAACACATGGCCGAGGATGCTGATCTGCTCATCCTGGATATCCTGGAAGCTATAGTCCTCATCCGGGTGCTCATCGCGATTGAAACTGCGCAGGCGAATCCCGGAAGGCAGGCGATAGAGCTGTTTCACCCGTAACTGGCCGTTGTGGTTGATGGCATACAAGTCGCCATCAACGATATCGCCAATGCCACTCTTGCCCGCATTCACCCCGACCGTCGCGCCATCACGCAGCACCGGCAACATGCTGTTGCCACGCACCGTCACACACTTGGCCTGGTCGAACTGCACGCCGTTATGACGCAGGCTGCGCTTGCCGAACCGCAAGCTGGCCTTCTCGCTTTCCTCGATGACGAATCTTCCTGATCCAGCAGCCAATTCAACCTCGCGCAGAAAGGGGATCGACACCTCGTCGTCGTTAACGGGCGTGTCGTCATCCCACAGGCTTATGTCCTTGAGTTCCGAATGCATCGGGTCGCGACCGTCCTCCCGCGAAACGCCAACTGCCGCGCGCCCGCGCAGCTGGTCAGTGCTGACGCGGAAGTACTCTGCGATGCGGGAAATATGCTTGTCCGACGGATCAACGATCTTGCCGCTGAGGATCCGGGACAGCGTGGATTGAGGCACGCCGGTACGCCGGTGAAGCTCCGTGGGGGAGATCCGGTCGCGGTCCAGCAGTTCGCGTAAGACGATAGAAACGTTGCGTTTTTGCATAACGTGGATAGTGCCGGGGGTTTTTAGCATTGGCAAATGCTAATTTGCATAATCTATGCATTAATCCCTATTGCGCTGGAATTTGACACAAAATACTGGCTATGCAAACAGTGGTCTACTCACTACTATCCACCACACTGGATACAGCTTTTCAAACCAGGCCGGGAAACAACACGACATCAGTCAGCCGGCGTCATTGCATGTCGACAAGCCCGAGCCTATATATGAAACTCTGTAACAACGTAGCCAGCCATTCCGGAGGTGCTCATGGCCTATTCAGCTCTAGCTGTTGCTAACGCCTTCATTGAACGCGCCAAGGAAGGCAAGCTTGCAGGCTTGACTCCCATGAAGCTTCAAAAGCTGCTGTTTTACACCCAGTCCTGGCATCTGCGTGAAAGGGAGCTCCCCCTTATGGATGACCACTTTGCCCGCTGGCAATACGGCCCGGTCATTCCATCGCTCTATCATGAGCTGAAATCCTACGGCAGCCGCCCGGTGACGTCGCTGCTCAGCAACCTTAAGCCCGACGTCGAAGACATCGTCTTCGTAACCCCGAGAATTCCTGAAAGCGACACCTACGCCCATCGTTTGATTGACCGCATTATCAATAAATACGGCAAGTGGTCGGGCACCCAACTGTCCAACCTCTCCCACGAGGAAGGTACCGCCTGGGCACTCAGGGGCGCGGACGGTTCCGCCATTGACTGGAAGGAAATGGCGCAGCTCATTCACCCAAAGAGCCGCAACCGTGAATGAGGAACTCGACACCCTGGAACTGACCCTGCCCCCCGCATCAGGGCCCGACCAGGACTCCCAACCCGGAGGCGAGCAGGCAGTAGGCGCTGACGACGAAAGAAACCAAAACCTGAAAGATCAGAAGGCTGAACGGCTGCTGCGCAAGAAATATGCGGGGCGTGCTTTCTGGTTTGCTGCGTGCGGCGTGATCTTTTGGGCGGTGTTACTTGTGTGGAATGGTTGGTCAACGTACTACTCCGGCAAAGCCCCCTTTTCCGATAACGTGTTGATTGCTATCACTACCGCAACCTCAATCAATTTGTTTGCCGCTTTTCTCGGCGTTATCCGAGGCTTGTTCCCCGCCAGTGGCCGCAGGGCAAAATAACGGCTCTTACAGCCTGCTCTCCGCCCCTGACTTTCGTCCTGCACTTTACTAACCGTACGCGACCTGCGAAGCCCCGACCTCGCGTGTTAACCTTGCGCCCATCGCAAAATCGCAGGGCGGAATGCCCCACATTTGCCCCACTCCTTTCAACGAATTTGCCTACGACCCAATGAGTAAAACCACTTCAGACCTGTCCTCCCACACCCCCATGATGCAGCAGTATGGGCTTGATCGATGCGCAAGCCACGTTACGCGGGGCTTTTAAGGTTCCTCTGTCTAAAACCCTAGCGTCATTTTGGAGACTTTAGGGGCAATAAAACCGGGTTAAAGCCAGGCAGTATTAGACAGTTAACCACCCTCCCCGGCGTCCTGCCGACGAACACCACTCCCAAATCTTTAGATCCTCACTTACTGTATGCGCATACAGTATTTGAGCTTACCCATCATGAACATTGACGAAGAGACCTCGGCGTGGCTTGGCTGCCCTACGCCTCTGGAAATGTACCAGCACCAGTGCGCCCTGCTTGAGGACGAACTGATCCAGACCGAGGCAATGCTCCGAAAGGCGCGGGCCAACGTCGCGGGGCTGGTGCATATGAATGACCTGCTCACCACTGGCAAGGCTTCGGCAGAGGCCGCGCTAAGAAGGGCCCTTGATCAAATTGCGGCGATGAGCAATGAGCCATCTGACAACGGAAGCTTTCGCCCCATCGATCTCATTACCAGCCAGCGAGACCACCTGCTCAGGGAAAATCAACGATTGCTGGGCGAGATTCGTCAAGCTCAATCCTCAAGCACAAGCTAGGCTGAAATGACGGCGGGAGGGAAGATCATGTGTGGAAGGCTTTCACAGTATCGAGGGATCCACGATTTTGTTGCGGCTCTGAGCATGCCCAATGCCCTGGCTAACTCCGTGGGAGATCAGCCAATTGAGCGTTACAACGTCGCACCGACTACCGCAGTTGCGCTGCTGCACCTGCAGGGCGGCGTGCTCCATGCGGATCCCGTTCGCTGGGGTTGGCAACCGCACTGGGCGAAAGATCGTGCGGCACCAATTAATGCACGCGTGGAGAAAGTCGCCCACGGCCCGTTCTTCCGGGCTATCTGGCCGCACCGGGCGATCACGCCAATCGATAATTGGTTTGAGTGGGTGGATGAAGGCGGGGCAAAGAAGCAGCCCTACCTGATCCGCCGGCGGGATGGTGAACCTATATTCTGTGCCGCAATCGGTCAGCTACCGGATGCTGATGAAGGCCCAGGTGAGCATGACGGCTTCGTCATCATTACCGCCGACAGCGCCGGCGGCATGGTGGACATCCACGACCGGCGGCCCGTGGTGCTTACACCCGATCTGGCCCAGGAATGGTTGGACCCGACCACGCCCAAGGAGCGCGCCGAGCAGATGGTGCTGCACCAGGGCGAGCCAGCCGAGGACTTCGAATGGTTCAAGGTCGATACGGCCGTGGGTAACGTCCGGAACAAGGGGCCCCACCTGATACAGCCTGTACCCTAAAACAGCCCGCCGAGGTCAGAGGGTTTCCAATTCATGATCACAAGCTCGCCGCTGATCTCGGCTTTTCCCTGGCGCTGATTGGTGGTGCTGTAGCGGATGTCCAGCGTTTCAAAGTGAAACCCCTCAAATACCCGCCGGATATCAGGGTGGTCGTTGATACTCACCATGACCTTGCCTTTGCAGCGGCGCATGAAGTCGGCCATCCGCTCATAGTTTTCGAACGGAAAGTCCACCCCGTAGCCCGCGGTCTGCCAGTACGGAGGGTCCATATAGTGGAAAGTGTGGGGGCGGTCGTAGCGCTCAGCGCATTCAAGCCATCCCAAGTTTTCGACATAGGTTCCAGAAAGGCGCTGCCAGGCTGCGGAAAGGTTCTCTTCAATCCGCAACAGATTGATAGCCGGCCCCGTTGTGGCTGTGCCGAAGGTCTGGCCGCTGACCTTCCCGGCAAAGGCATGGTGCTGCAGGTAGAAAAATCGCGCAGCCCGCTGAATATCGGTAAGAGTTTCCGGCCGAGTCATCTTCTGCCACTCAAATACCTGCCTGGAACTGAGCGCCCATTTGAACTGGCGTACAAATTCCTCCAGGTGGTTTTGCACCACCCGATACAACGTCACCAGGTCGCCATTGATATCGTTGAGGACTTCAACTGGTGCAGCCTGGGGCCGCATGAAGTAGAGCGCCGCGCCGCCAGCGAAAACCTCAACATAGCATTCATGCGGAGGGAATAGAGGAATCAGACGGTCGGCCAGGCGGCGCTTGCCACCCATCCATGGAACGATTGGGTTTGTCATTTTTGCAATCCTTTGCAAGGTGAGTGTTCATTTTGGGTCGTGTTAATTTTGCGATCTGGAGTGTTGATCAGGGCCTAATGGTTCTGACGTACGCCTGGCAAGCCCTCAACGCGATCAGTCCTTGGTCGCCGGCGTCGGTGATGGCGATAATTCGTTGAGCATGCGCTGGGTCAAGTTGGGCTCGGCGGGCTGCATGAACCACGCCGACGGCGCCGGGGGTGGTAGGCACATTGCAGTCACTGGCTGAATCCGTGGCGTCGAGAAGGACTGACAGCCGTACATCAGCAGTGGCAAGGCGATCGCGCAGAGCAGCTTGCTTGCGTTGTTCATTGGAAAGCTCCAGGAAGTGTTGTTGGTCTGCGGCGGCCGCTCTCTGTTCTGCGGCCAGGCGCTTGTCCTGCTCAGTTCTGGCCTGGGCGGAGGCGGCATTGCTGATCGCCGCCAGGTCGTCCTTGTGCAGGCCGGCCTGTTCGGCGAGCTTCTTGCCCATGCGCCAGTCCTGCACCTGCCAGGTGACGCCGGCGGCGGTCGCCATCAGCACCAGGATCAGCACCACCAAACCGGCCAGCTTCTGTGCCGGCGTCATGCCAGCACCTTCTTCGCGCGCTCCCACAACTGCAAGCGATCTTCCAGGCCGTTGAGACCACCATTAATACGGCGGGTGATCTTCGTGAACTCCCCCTGATCCGCCAGCGTGTTCAACCCCCTAGTGGACCAGAACCAGGCCGCAGACATCGCCGCGTGCCGGGGCAGCTCGAGCAGTTCCGGGTTGCTGATGAGGTCCAGGCCCAGCGCCTCGCCGCAGGCAGCGTAATTCGCCCGCCCGGTGATCTGAATCAGGCCACGGCCACGGTACTTAGAGCCGTCACCCTTGACGGTGTTTCCCAGATCGGCACGGCCTTCGTACGTGAGTTGCTGCGCAGTGGGCCCCCAAATCTCGCGCACGTAGCGCAGTTGACCGGATTCGTGCCCAACCTGGGCTATGAATGCAGCGGCGCGCGCGGTGCCCACGATGCCGTAGCGGTTCATGGCCGTGTTCAGGGCAGGAACAAAAACGCCTGCTTGGTGGCCGGCGTTCGGGAGGATCTGCAGCAACTGCTGCTCGGTGATCGGCATGGCTTTCTCCAGGCAAAAAAATACCCGCTCATGGCGGGATTCGGCTCTGCTTATTGCGCTTTACTACGGGGCGACGGGCAGCGGGAATCGCTCTTTGATTGCGGTTACTGACTCTACCCACGGGCCAAAGTCGGGCTGATTTCCTTTGAGCAGCGCGTCGTACGCGATTTCGAGACGGAGTCCGTCCGACTCGATCTGATACGCGGCGCGCCGCTGTGCACGGGCGTTTTCCAGTGCTGCAAGGTATTCGTCCGTTCGTTTCTTTTCGGCAGTAACCGCCTGGGTGAAGTCAATCACTCGACAATCTCCTTATCAGGTTTTGGATCAAAGTCAGTAGGCAGTACTACTCGGCCATCCGGAGGGTTGACAATATCAACTGGATACCAAGAGTTCCTCCCCGCGTCGGGGCCTACAGGCATCGTGATAGTGACCAACAAACGACCATCCACTCGTTCAACGGGATCGTTTATCCATTCGCACGCTACAGCTTGAGCTGGAAGCGTTGCTCCATCTGGCAAGGGGCCGAAGTCGAGGAAAAGCCCATTAATCGTCAGTGCATCGCCTGCTTTAATTATTTCAAGAGTCTCATCTGTTCGAGTAGAAACTAGCTTAATGATCATTTCCATTTACCCAAGGCTATATAGTTACAGGTGTAAGTTCGGGCAGCAAGGGACGCGGTGGATATTATTAGTGGAACTCCGATAGATGCCGTAGATCCGCCGCTGCCATCCCATGTAATAACCCCAGCGCTAAAAGACTGACAACTGAACGCTGGCACTCCAACAAACCCAGCAGGGAAAGTGATGCTATTTGCATACCCATAAAACAGTGATCCTAATGCATTGGTCGCGGCACAGGATCTGGCTACGACGCCAAAACATATTTGTGTTCCGTCCGCAAAACGAACGTAGCTACCGTTCGCGTTAGTTCCAGTTTCAAATATTGCACCTGAACTTGCGGACCCCACTACTTCCGCATAAGCGCCAGTCTTCAAGCTGACTGTGTTGCCAGTGCCGCCCTTAAGCACTGGCAGAATGTCGTAATTCCCGGTTGTTCCAAGCGCAGCGAGCTTAGGACCAAATTGGTTGTTGAGGTTGTTGAAGGCATCCGACAACATTTTGTCGTATCCCTGCACAGGCATAATGGCGTAGGCAGCGCCGCTTGCTGTGGCACCTTTATATGCTGGCAGGATGGAGATCACCGTGGAGCTGGCGACGTTGGCCAACTCATAGTTCACTCCGTCAGGACCAATGAACGAATCCCCAATTCTGCAGCTCGCAGCGAAATCCACGTTCGTGCCAATGACTGTGCTGCTGCCGTTCTGTACAGCAACTGTTCCTGATCTTTGCCAAACCATAGTTTTCTCCAATTCGGCTGACGATATTTACTGGGTGCCTCGCTGCTAAATTATTGGCTTGGCGAAAACAACAGGCACAAAAAAGTACGTATAGTTCGTAACTCCAACAGTAAACATGACGATTCTGTTATTCGCGTAGTCCCATGTACAGTAAAGCTTTGCAGATCTGGTGCTCGCCGCACTGACATCCATGCCTATGTTATTAATCATCATGTAGTCACCGGAATTCAGAGGGGACGCAGCCGTAAAGTTGACCTGTGTGGTTCCCTGGCCAGTTTGGTTTGAGCCTATAAAAGTCCATGCTGAAATTGTTCTGGTGAATTGGGCACAGGGCGTGCCGCTATCAAATAGCAGTTTCCCGGAGCCATCCCACAGTCGAAAGCCATACTTAGCCGTTGGCGTTGATTGGAAGGCCGCAGCAAAATACTTCCCTGCACCTCCGCCAGAGAATGAGAAACCAGTCCAATTACCGGCGCTACCGTTAATCCTGGCATAGCTAAGTGTGAAAGAGCTATTCGGCCTTATGAAGACTAACGGCGGTTCCTGGGTCGTAATTGGAGTCGGGAAATTGACTGCCCCGGAATAGTCACCTTTATGTATTACTACAAGCCGGGAAAACTCAGAGTCCAAAACGACAGTGTCATTGTTATTTGTGAATTGCATCCCGTAAGCCATTACTTATACCTCATCACCATCACTCGCTGCGTGGCAAGTGCAGGTGCTGGGGAAGCGCTGCCTTGAATCATCCGATTTATAAACCAGACCCGAACAGCACCATTTAGAACCTCTGGCTCTTGTTGTATTGCATACAGATCCTGGGCGCTTGGGTCGGCGGGGTATGGGGATACAGGAACTGATACAGCGTTACACGTGCTTGGACTACATCCGGGCACCGCTATGTCGATGTAGTTGGTCCCTGCGGGCCTTGTTACCAACGCCGAGTAAATAACCCTGACACTAAACGAGTTCTCATCAAGTTCCAGGAGGCCGGTCGGCCCCCAAACTCTCGCTCCATAACTCATGCGGACAGATCCCCCCACTGGTAACGCTTATAGCCGTTTTCGTCGAATACCTTGCCGCCGGCGTTGTTGATTACCTGCCGTGCCTGCCCAGCACCCAAAGCGCTATTGATTTCAAAGGTCCCATCGAAGAAGAGCTTCCAGCCGCTAATGCCCGCCACGTAGTTGTTCGACTGGATGTAGTTGCCGATCTTGGCGTTGGTGATTGAGCCATCCTCCAAGAAGGCCGACCTGATAAAGGTCTGCCCCCCAGTAACAGAAAACGGCGACACAGGCGTACCGTTTGCCAGGTTCAGCAGCATGAACGTGTCAGCTCTGACGACGAACTGCGAAGAAACACCGGACGGGTCAACCTGCAGGCCCAGGCCGAACGATGCGGCGTACTTCTGGCCGCCAGCCGTGGTTTCCATTTTCACAGACCAAAGCGTCTGCAGTTGCCCGTTGGTGTTGGCCAGAGCCGAAGAGGTCTCTTGAATTGCCGAGGTGTTCTGACCAACCGTTGCCTGCAACTGTGTGGTCTTGGTGGCCTCCGCTTCAATGGCGGTAGCTCGGACTTTGCTCTCTTCGACGATCGCAGCGGTGCTGGCCCACCCCTTAAGAGCATCAGCCTTTGCCCCGCTGCCGCTGTCGTCGCGTGCGGACGCACGCAGCGCATTGGTAGTGCTGGCCTGGGCCGTAACAACGCCATCGAGCTCTGTGATGTCCGCGGTGTTAGTCGCCACCTGCTGAGCCAGTCCATTGGCCGTCTCGACCGATTGACCAACGTCCAGCCAGTAAGTGGTGTTCGGCGGTGGGTTGCTGACAGGGACATTCACTTTGGCTTGGTAGATACGGTCCGCATCCACCACCATCTGGCCTTTCAGGTAAACCTGGGTAGGCACGTAGCCGCCGAGTGCATCCAAGTCGTCGATCTGGTCCTGCAGCCCATCCAGCTCACTGAGGAGGTTTTGGCCGAGCTCGGTTTTACTGATCTTACCGGCAAGCATGCCAAGGATCGGCCCGGCGTCCGAGCTGGCCTGGCCCATCACCCCGCCTACCACCGGATAGAACGGCCCGACGTTGCCGGTCCGGTCCACCAGGCGCGCCCAGAAGAACAAGGTTGCGCCCGCCAGAAGCGACTGCATCCGGTAATCGGCCTGCGGGTAAGCCAGGTCGGCCAGCTTGGTAGCAGCGCCCAGATCATTTGCAGGGCCATACCACAGCTCGGTGCGCTGGGTATCCTCGGCGCCAGCAGGGAAGCCCAACTTTATGCCGATGCCGAACAGTTCGCTGGTGGTGGTCAGGAACGTCACTGCCGGCGGCAAACCTACCTTACCGGTCAGCACTACCTCAGGACTGGCTCCCCAGATCGAGGCCACGTCCATTGCATTGACAGAACTGACGCGAGCGACGTAGCGCCCGCTGTAGATGCCCTCCACGTCTGCCCCAAGACTCCCGGTACGCGGCAACCGCACCCAGTTACCACTGTCCTTGCGCCATTCCACGTTGTAAGCGATAGCGCCCGGCACGGAATCCCAAGTGATCCGCATCCCAGTAACCGCAATCCCTTGCGAAACAACGCTGCGCGACTCAAGCGTGATGTTTTCCGGCGGAGACATAACCCCTGGCGGGATGACGCTCGTAGGTTGAGGGTCAATCCGAGCGCCGGTGTCGATCGCCTGGTACTTCATGGGCTCATGCTGCGTTGCAGCAATCTTGAATTGGTGCAAGCCTTGCGGCTCGATAGTCTGGACTCGGAAGCGCATCACAGCCAGGTCAGCGCTTTCCACGGACCAACTGCACTCAGGCTCAGGCAACTCCGAATAGTCGGCCATCACGGTGACCAGGCGGCCAGATACCGATTTTACGATGCGCCCCTCAGACTTACCGCTCGGCAAATTGAGGATCAATCGATCCTCCTCATGCACCTCGGCATCAATGTCCAAAGTGATCACGCGCTTGGTCGCAGCGCTGATGCGCCCGCCATTCGCGCGGCCAGAGAACAGCTCGTCAGCCACGCAGATGATCTGCCCTGGCTCAACGTTACGCCCCTCCATACCGGTGGTGAAGCTTACCGACCACTCTTCGTACTGCTCTGACTTCAGCGCCCAGATGCCATGGCGGATTGCCTCGCCCTCAACGGTGCAGCCGAACCGCGAGATATCAAGCATGCGGTGGCCGAGTACGCCGATTAGGTCGTCGTTGGTAACAGGAGCGGGCTGGGTCTTAAACTCGTTTTCTGGATTATCCCAGGCTACCTTGGCGCGGGTGTGTCGATCGGGAAACGCAGCGGCAACATATTCAAACTCGCCGATGATGTTCGATCGAGTGAAGACGTATCCGTCCTCATTGCCCGGGATGTCAGCCACCATCGTTACCTGCGAACCGTTCCAGCAACTGCTACCACGGAACACGCTGGCCAGGTCTGAAAGCAGTGCGTAGCCCTCAATCGAATCCTGGATGTAGACGTTGGTGGTCATGCGCGGCTGCAATCCGCCCTTGCCGTCCGGCACCATCACATCGCAATAACGCCCAATCTCGTACAACGTCCAGTGATCGACCATGTCAGCGGTAATGCGGCGGCCCAGACCATAGCGGCGGTGCAGTAGCAGGTCACGCCAGATCCAAACCGGATTGTTGGTGTAGGCCAGCTTGAAGGTGCCGTTCCAATCGCCAGTGTAGGTGCGCGTCTGCGGGTCGTAGTTAGTCGGCACCTGCACGATTCGCCCGCGCATCAGGCCGGCGAACTTCGGCGTGTCCTGGAACTGCTTGGCGTCGAACCGCAGGCCGCCGAGCGCAAGGTTCGGGTAGCGCAGCTTTTTGTCGATGACTTCCGTCAGGCCCTTGATACGCATCAGGTCCGCGAAGTTGGAGTCGTTGCGGTTTGGGGTCAGACGACGCACGCGCACTAGCGCGCTAGTGAAGCCCTCTGGCAGATCAATCCGGTGCGTCCGCTCGTACTCGGTCGTTCCCTTATCATTCAGGGTGGCAGATAGAATGGTTTGGTAGCTGCCCCCATTGACCGACAGATCAATGGCGTAGTCGATGCGGTAGCCGATCTGGTCGCCGTTGGTTTTAACCTGCCAGATTTGCGGCCACGACAAGCGGATTCGCACGGCAGACAACTGCTGGTCGGTGATCGCGTGCGTCCAGGCGTTGTCCGACTTCAACTCAACCGGCAGGCCTTGGGACGCCTCATTTTCGATGGCCGGAAAGCCGGCAATATGCTCCTGGTCAACGGTGCCAGATCGGAAATCCCAGATGGTGCCAGGAAAGTTTTCACTTCCGTCCGGGGAGATCAGCGGCGTGCCGTTCAGCTTGATCGACCGCAAGCCATCAACCGGGCCGACAATTGGCCCCTCACTCAACGCATAGAGCAGCTTTACTGTAGCGACTGACAGCGCGCTATCGGGGGCTTTGTATGGAGTGTAGGGCTTAGACTCGCCACCTTTGGAACCCAAAACTCGGGCAGCAGCAGTCCGGCGCCGGTGCTTTGCAGCAGGCGCTGTTGCGGTCTTGGACATGGGTTTTCCTTACTGCTGATCTTCCGAGAAGACGCCAGCTGAGATGAGGGCGCCGCCGATATCGCGCTCGCCATAGAGCAATGGTTTGCAGCGGCCCTGGGCCATGGTGGTGACAGCCCCGCCGAACGCATAGGACGGCCTGTTGCCGTCGCCCTCCTTATCGAGCACGCCCACCGGAGACGGGGACATACTCATGGCGATACCACCAATCATCAGGCCGGCACCTGCAGCCACCAGGTAGTACTGCTGTGTGATGGCGCCGATCACCACCAGGGCCAGGCCCGCGATAGTGGCGAACAGGCCTCCGCCTTTACTGCCGATCACGATCGGTGCGATGCGAATCGGCTCAACGGTGTCCTGCCGCATCTCAATCTCGCTTTCGCTGAGATTGATCTTGCCTCGGAACACCGCATAGGTCAGGCCGCGCTCCTCGGACATTCTGAGGAACCGCCTGAATCCAGGGATCTTCACGCAAAGAGCGTGGATCGCCTCAGATGGCGAAGCAACCGCCAAGTGGTGCACACGCCCAAAGCGGGCGCCAAGCACCCCGTACAGCATCACCAGCACCACCAAGGGCTGCGGGCGAACCACTGTGATCATGGCCATCAGTCAACCTCCGGCACTCGTTGGTGCCGAAGAATCAGCACGGTGTAGTCAGCCCACATACCGCCGTACACATCGCGGGTGGACTTCTTGTTGTAGCGGTGATGCAGGAACGTGCCGGGTGCCGGGTGAAGGTCTGGCACGCTGGCCAACAGCCCGTCGCCCAGGTAAATGCCGGCGTGGTTCGGTGCGCCAGCATTGATTTGCATGACGATCATGTCGCCCTTACGCGGCATCGACACCGGATAGAAGCCAGCCTCCTCGTAATACTTCTCGTAGAGGCTTTCACCGTCGTTCCACCAGCCATCCCGGCGCGGGTAGTTCGGCAGCTCAATCCCATACTCGCGCTCGTAGTAGTCGCGGCACAGCGCGTAGCAGTCCAGCAACCCATGACCGAACTCACGACCGATGAGCGGTGCCTGATAGCCGCACGGCTTGAACTCGAAGTATTCGCCGGACGGCCAGCTGACAATGCCCCACGGCTTTTCGTGCAGCTCGCAACTGACGCGATCAGTCATGCTGGGCGCCGGCGGCACGTCCGGGTGGGAGTGAATGATCATCGTAACCTCGCCCCGATCCTCGGCATCGCACTTGTCTTCCGGGTTGATGATGAAGTGCTCGCTTGGGGTCTTGGCGTCGTTGCGGCAAGGAACGTACTTCAGGCGCCCGGCTTCTCGGATCACGACACCACAGCTTTCCTTAGGGAACTCAGCGGCGGCGTGGGCCTGGATCTGTTTCAACATCGTCTTGTTCATGGGTTACCTATCCAATAAGCGCAGCACCTGGAGCCCCGCCGAATGGCAGCGGATTACCGCGACCGTGGCGAATCTCGCAGTCGCTCGGCCGACCGCCGCAGCGATCAAGCGCAGGGTCATCGACAGGGTTGCCATCGAGGTCGAACATCTTGATGCCGGTGTAGTTGCAGTCAGGCCCGCGGTACTCCCCCCACAGGCACCACTCACAGCGGTTCATGATCAGTCCGCCGGGCAGCATCTGTCCCTTCACCGCCGTTGGGGGTGCCAAAGAGAAAATCACCTCCTCACGCCCCAGGCTGGTCACCTGGTTGATATAGGAGATGTCTAGCCGTTCCATGGTGCTGGCCGCGGGATTCCCCTCGGGGAAGTTCGCAGCGTCCAGGTACTTGGCGTAGGTCTGGCGCACTGTCAATTTGACCCCACTCATTCCCTGGAAGCGGCGGCATAGCGCCGTGATCGTTCCGTCGATGTTGCTGATCTTGAGCATAGGCGTGGAATTATTACCCTCGACACTCCGCCCGAAGCCACCGGTTTCGTATGGCCTTGGCGAATACACATCGCCCTTCCAGATGATCGGCGCGGACTGCTGGTGAGCGTGGTACCGCAAAATGCCCATTCCGCGCGCCTCGCCGTCCAACTCGATCAGTTGGATCAGATCACCGGGTTCAAGCTTCTGGTCGTCCAATGTGATCATGGGTTGAATACCTGCTCAAAGGTGGTGCTGAGGGTGTATTTCTTCTTGCCGTGGGTTTGTAATTGCCAGCCACCGGTGGTGATAAAGGCGCCCTGAGTTTCCAGTGGCGGCGTCCACAAGAAGTGATTTGCGCCCTTGTGCCGCTTGAAGAAATCCTTGATCGCCGCGATGTAGGCCTCGCTCCCAGTGAACGACACCGCATAAGTGCCGCTCACATTGTTGATGCCGACCGACAGACGCTGGCTGTAGCCGTTGCCAAACTTCGACTCCAGCGTATCTGTCTGGTCATCGCCAGATGAGCCAACCCGTGGCGACCAGGTGAATACCTCTGCCATCAGATGTTTCTCCGATTGTTTGGATCAAGCAGGCCGTTCTGGCCCTTCTCCTGCTGGATCACCTGTCGGGCGATCTTGGGCATCTCCGAGCGAGCGGTGGCCAACAGCGCCAGTCCCATCTGCTCGTAGCCTTCCGGCGAGTTCACAGAGCCGCCGGATCCGTCCCCATTGATATGCAGGTGAATCTCCGGAGCCGAGCCTGACCCGGCGCCCGCTGCGACAGATGGAGCGGTGAAGGCTGGCGTGATGCCTGGGCTTCCGACGAATCCGCCGCTCGCATAGCCTGGCTTACCGCTACGGTTCAGGCCGATGAGGTAATCCTTCATTCCAGGCTGATCGACCACCTCCTTGCGGATGACCACCTCGCCGCCGTGAACCACCCCCTTCGGCTCAAACTTGCCACCCGGCCCTGTAAAACCACCCTCAGAGAAGCCGGCCAGCGCCATGCCGGCGACCATGCCCGCATTGGCGTAACCCGCAGCCAACAGCGCCGCGCCCACCGGGATACCGCCCAGGATGGTCAGTTCCGCCGGTGCCTTCGCCGCAGCTATCTGGGCGTTCATGATGATCGACGCCACCGCGAACGCCTTTTGCGCGACAAACAACGCCTTGTACGCGCCGGACTGCTCGCCAGCGATCTTGCCAACCATGTCGGCGGCCTGGCCCGACAGCTCGCTGAAGGTGCCAATCACGGCCACTTTGTAAGCGCCCTGAATGTCAGAGAGCCGCGCCTGGTTCGTCTGGTTGATTTCCACCACGCGGTCCAAGTACTGCTGCTCGGCGGCGAGCTTCTGTTCGTTGGTGCTTTGTTGGTCGGCCAGGATCTGATCGCGCAGATCAGCCTGCATTGACATCTGCTTATCGTGCCACTTTTTCAGGGCAGCCTCGGCCTCTGCAATCTTGACCAGCTCACCGGAGGGCCCGCCCACCGAAGAGTCTATGCCACCAAACTCTGGTGCCTCGGTAACGGTGGCTTTAGAGATGGCATCAGCGCCGGCGCGATAGTCGTCTGACGAAAGCTTCCCGGTGCGATTGGCTATTTCCAGGACCTGCATCCGCTCTTTTGTGGTTGCAAGTAGGGCCTGCTCTTTGGTTTGAAGGCCAGACATCAAGCCGTCATAGGCCTTTCTGGCATTGAGCGCGTCGAGCTCAATGGCCTTGCCCTCGAGCATTACCTTGTTCTTCGCTGATAGCTTCGAAAGCTCGCCGGTGGTGAGTTCGTAACGAAGGCGCCCTATCTCGGTAGTTTCACCGTATAGCGCTACCTGTTGTGTGAGATTGGCCAGGGTCTGCTTGTAAGCGTTGTTGAGCTGTTCGGCCTGGCGGTGGATATCCTCCGTCGCTTTCTTCGCCTTCTGCTGGGCTTCCTCCGATGCCTTGGCCGCAGCCTCGGAACCTTTGATCGCGCCGGCAAGAATGCGCCAGCCTTCCGCTGTTGCTGGATCGACGCCCTCCCGCTCAATGCGTCGATTCACCTCCCCGACCAGGTCTCCGCCATCCCGGACTGAGTTCAACCGCTCCACCAGCGTTTTGGAGTAGCTCGTCCAGCCGTCAATGGTTTTCTGATCCGGGCCTTCTATCTTCTTCAGGCCTGCACCGGCCTGGCCGGCCGCGTCAGCGACATCGTTCAACCGTGCGGTCAGCATGTTGGCGACATCGCCGTAGTCGCCGGACGCCTTGATGGCCTCGCCGTACGCTGCAGATGAGGCGTTGATGGCGTTGGTCATTTCCTTGTTAGGGCCGATCGCCTCGACCAACTGCTGACTGGCGGAATCAATATCCTGACCGCCTGCTATCCGGCGGTTGAAGTCTGTCACCGCCCGATCGCGCTGGAACGGGTTGGCCGAGTAGGTATCGCCCCACTTGTCATTGCCTTGGGCTGCGGCGCGGATCTCGCGCAGAGCCTTCTGTGCAGCGACCTGTGCGTCCGCCTGCTGCTGGATAACGCCGTCGAGCTTGTACCGCGCCTGCTCCTTACCAAGCTCGGCAAACTCTTTGCGCAGCTCTTCGACAGGTCGCTTCAAGTCGACGGTGGCCTTTCTTGCCTTTTCGCTGTTATCAGTGAAAAGAAGATAGCTGGCAGCCACGGCGCCGACGGTCAGTGCAAGTCCAGCAGGGCCGCCCATCACACCAAGAAGAGCTGCACCGGCACGTCCAGCCAGCGAAGTCGCTGCTGATTGTGCGGACTGAGCTGCAGCTTGCGCAGCGGCCGCCTGCGCATCAGCGAGCCTGGCGATACGCAAGCGGCTAAGAGCGGCTACATGCCCATCGGTAAATCTTGTCGCAGTAACCTGAGCATTCGCAGCCATCGTCTCGGCCGCTGCTCGTCTAACCGCCATGTTGGCGGAATCAAGCTGAGCCCTAGTGCGACCGATTTCAGCCGAGTTCGCCTCCCGAACAGCACTGGCCTGTGCCCACAAACTCTTGATCAGATCTCCCGCTTTCAGGCCACCATAGGCGGCACCAACAGTGAGCGCTGAAGCCGCCAGCACGTCCATATTTTCGGCGACAAACGTAACTGCTCGGGCGAGCACTTTAGTACTCCCGGTCGCGCCGTCAATTCCGCCCACCCAAGCTTGAAATGAATTGCTGACGGTTGTGGTGGCTCGACTAACAGAGCCGGGCAAATCCTTGAATTCTCCCTGAAGGTTCCCAAGCTGGCTAATCAGCGCGGGCACCACTTTGTCGATGGTAAGCAGACCTTGGTCGGCCATGGCTTTTAAGTCTTTACGAGCAACCCCCATGCCGGTGGCAAGCGCTCGGATTACGCGGTCACCGTTTTCGTTGACCGAGTTGAATTCCTCCCCGCGCAGCACCCCCTGGCCCAGAGCTTGGGAAAATTGTGTAATCACTGATGAAGCTTCAGCTGCGCCAGCGCCGGAAAGCTGAAGCCCTAGCGCCAGCGCCTCGGTCACACCTAAAACATCGCTCGATGAAAATCCAAACTCGCGCATGGATGCGGACGAACGACTGAATAGATTGGCGTTGTCGGAAAATGCTGTACCAGTGCGCTGGCTTACTTCAAAAAGCGATTTTTGGCTTACAGCAAAATCCTCAGTGCTTGAGGATGCCTGCTTCAGTCGGGCATTAACCTGATTCCAGCTATCTGCTTGGTGAATGACGTTTCCCACAGCAAGAGCACCGGCCATGGCCTTTGCATACCCGCCAACAGTTGAGGTGAGCGCCTGCATTGCTGAGCCTTGAGCCCGAACTGCTGCCTCTTGGGATCGCCATGAAGTAGTCGCGTCACGGTTTCCCGACGTTATAGTTCGGAGATAGCTTTGCCCCATACGGCCAGCCCTTGCCATCTCGCGCTGGTATGCGCTTGTCTCGGCTGAAACGCTGACGATAAGGGAGCGTAGGGTTTGCCCTGACATGCTTTTCTCCAGGCATTAAAAAACCCGCCTTGGCGGGTTATTTGGTTCTCTCGCTACTGAGAATTTCAGAATTCTGATCGATATAGAAACGCCATCGATTCAAGCAGTCGGCAAAAATAACTATCGTTGAAGGTGGGCTACTCATCTGCTCAGAAAGCCCAACGTACTCAACTTTGTCGCACTTCAATTGCTTTGCTGCCTTTAACAGCGCATTTCGCTCAGCCGCTTTTATTCGTTCGACACCGGCATCGCCCCACCTCTGGTACGTCTTGGGATAATGCTCTTTTGAATAAACTGATAGAGCAGCCTGATCAATCGAAACTTCCGAATCCGGCCTTTCAGAATTTCCGCAACCTGCGATAAAAATAGCAACTAAAACCGCGCACTTTCTCATTAGAATCTTCCTTGTAAAACAGAGAATCTAACATGAGGATAGAGCCAGAGAGGCAGGCAGATTTTCAGGGTTCTGAAGATTTGACCATCAGAAACGCCTTGAACAACTGCTCTCCTTCCTCAGCCTGCGCAGCCTCATCAACCACCTCCGCCGCTTCTTCTTTCCACTTGGGCATCAGGTCGACGGCCGATACTTTCGCGCCCTGGGCCTGGAACACGGACGCTGCAATGATCGAGGCCTGGATATCGCCACGGGTATCACTCAGCGGGGATTCCTGGTTATAAGCCATCCAGAGGAACAGCTCCTCCGCGCTCATCCGTGAACGCAGATCCTGGAGCGTCATGCCAAGCCGGAGGGCAAGAGTCAGCATAAACGCCAACTCCGGCTCCTCCGTCAGTCGTTTCCCGCTGCATCCACCGGATCTTCGCCGCCGGCGCCGGCCGCAACACCGCTCAGTTCGAAAACTTTGCCGACAAGGCGGTCGTGCACCGGGCTGAAGGCTTCAGCTACAGCAGGCACATCTTCATCCTGAAACACCCGCACGTTGTTCTCATCGAGCAACGCACGTACCAGGACGAATGCGTACAGCGGCGACGACTGGATTTCAACCATGGGCTCAGACGGTGTGCCTTCGTCTTCCTCTGGCTCTTGCTTCTGTGCCGGTAGGCCAGCTTCCTGCCGGGCCTCTGCGACCGCTTGCGCGGCGCGGCGTCGGTACTCGACCCAATCGCCAGCGCTCAATGCCCTGACAACGACTTTGGCGCCCTCCCATTCATCAATGGTCAGGCCCTCATGCTTGAAATTGCGCATCGGATCCAGCGCCATGGAGCGCAGATCAACCGCGGCGCCGATTTTTACCCGAGCCATTACGGCACCACCGGCAGGTCGAAGGATACGGCGCCGGTGATACGCACGTTGAACGTGCCGTTAACGGTACCGTTTGGCGCGGCGTCCCAGGTGAACTGGGTGACCAGGCCGAGGAAGCTCGAGGACGAACCGTCCTTGAACAGCGATTTGAATGCGCGCGGTTCACCGTCATCGCGGGCTGTGCGCAACACCGTTTGGGCTTCGTCGTCAGCCTTCCAGTTCCCGGCCATGCTGAAGGTGCCGTTGTCGGCCAGGCCCACGGTGAACTCTTTGGCCTCACTGGCAAGGACGGTCACTTCGATTTCATCGGACTGACCGCCCTGGAACTGGGGCTGCTTGATCGTGACGGACAGATCGGCCCACTCAATGCCGACTGCCTTGGGGTCGAGCGTGGTTTCTTTAGAAACGCTGAGAGCCGTGCCCTGCGTCTTGACGAACTTCGCTTTCGTTGGAGTTTGAACGGCCATGTGGCCTCCTATGGTTGCAGGGTGTATTCCCAGCTCACGCTGAAAAGTTTGGTGTCGTTTTCGAAAACATCCGCCAGGCGGTCTGCGCCGCCGGTGGTGAAGTCGGCTCCATCCGTGGTCATCGCGGTGAAGGCCTGGACAGCAAGAGTGAGCGCCTGCAGGAAGCTTTCCCCCCATGCGTCGAGCTGGATAGTCAGGTCGCTTGAGCCGTCCCAGCCGGCGAGAGTGAAACCGGTGGTGCCGCTTACCGTTTGAATCACCAGTCGCGGCTGTGCGGCGTCCTCCGGCGCAACGCCGAAGTACACTCGCCCGTCGACCAGAGGCGAAAGCCTGTCGATGAGTGATTTCTCGATCATTGGGTTTACCGGGTGATGGCGTTGTCGATGCCTTCGGCCAACTTTTCAGCAACGGCCTTTTCGATTTGAGGCAAGCTGCCGTCCCAGGCTGGTCGAATGAATGGATGGGCCTGCATCTTCGATGTGCCCAACTCCAGAAATTTCCAGTAGAACGGCGAGTCGTAATCGGTTTTCGACGTACGCCCTTTTTTACCGGGGCGCTTCAGCGCCTTGGTTTGCTTGCCGGTTGGTTTCTTCACGCGGATGCCAGCAGTCGCACCGCCAGGGGTGTCAGCCTGTTTCACGCTGACGGCAACGATGTTCTTCTTCAGCTTGCCCGTACGAACTGGCGCCGTGCTACGGGCCTTATCCCTGGCCACCCTGGCTCCAGCCATGGCGGCATCCCTGGCGATTTTGTTACCTACGGACTTGGCCAGGCGCTCGAAATCGGCCTGCAGTTCACCAAGTCCCACGACAGTCAGCGCTCCGTTGCTCATTTTGGCTTCACCGTTTTGCACATGAGTTTCAGCATGTCGCGTTGGTTGGTAGGCAGCGGCGCGACGATTTCGTAGGTCGTGCCGTCGTGCACGAGGTGCTGGCCCGCCATCACATCCTTGCGGTAGCGGATGTTGATCTCGGCAGTGACCGTGACCTGCATTTGGGCCGCGGCCTCGTACATGCGTCCTGAGGGAATGTTGATCTCCGCCCAGAGCTTTCCGAGGTCGCCCCAGACCTTCGAGGGTTGACCGAGGTCATCCTTGCCGTCGATGTAGCCGCGGCGCATGCAAGAGTGTCGAAGCGGACCGGCCCTCATTACACACCCAGCTCGACGCGATAAGGCATCAACATAGACCTGGATCCCATCGGTAACTCGGAAGAGATGGTGCCCACCACAACATCCTCACGATTGCCGTAGAGGTTGCCAGCAATCAACAAGCAGGCAGCACGGATCGATGGGTTGACCAAGATAGGATCAGTCCCCGCATCACCAGCGAGGACTGCCGCGGCAAGCGCATCAGCGTCGGCGTAAAACTTGCGATTCAGGTACCGGGCCGCACTATCCTCAGCAGCCTCCAGAACCAGCGCAACGTAGCTCTGATCCTCGCTATCCGCCCGTAGGTGCTGCATGGCGATCTCAATCGGGATCACAGTCATGTTAGGAGCCTTTCTTCTTGCGAACCGGCTTGTCTGAGGCCGTATCGGTGGTCAGCGGGTCGGTTGAGTCACCCTGTTCAGTCAGGTCCACCAGCGGCTCGCCGTCGTCGTCGCACTCCACGGCGTAACCCTTCTGCAAAAGCTGGCGGCCGTGCTGCTCGTCAGTGACGAACACCGAGTCTTCCGGCAACGTTTTACCGCCCAAATAAAGCGGCTTGGTCGTTTTCATCTTCATGACGTGCTCCGATGGGCCGCAACAGGTGCGGCCCTCTCAGGGTTTAAGGGGCTTTCGGCGGAGTAAACGAGCCGTAGATGAATGCTTCCGGGCGTTTCACCGCCAGAGCTACACGCTCTTCGCAACGGATCGAGATCATGTTTTTCTCGAAGTCGTCAGCGTTCTCGGTGGAGATCACCACGTTGGCGTCTTCGCGGTCGAACAGCTGCGCACCGGTCTGGAAAGCGCCGGTCAGGAACTTGCCCTGGAAAGCTGCGATCTCGGTTGCCACCACCGGCAGGCCCCACAGTAACGGACCAGCCAGGCCCAGAGGGTTAGCCAGGATGTAGCGGCCCAGAGAGTCTTTGGTGAGCTCGATCTTCGCCCAGTCGATGAAGTGCAAGACGTGACCGGATGCTGGCAGGCGTGCAAGCTGAGCTTGAAGCATGGCCAGGCGCAGATCATCGATGCCGGACTGATTTTCAACGGTGAATGCAGGATCGAAGGCCGATGCCTGCGGCACGATGCCATGCAGATGCACGCCGGTGCCGTCACCGAACAGAATTTCCTGCTCTTCGGCATACTTCAGGCCGTAGCGCATTTCGGTATCGATGGTCGATTGCAGTTGTGCAAAGTCATCCAGAATCTGCTTCGACGACTTGAACATATGCGCGATGGTGCTGACCGGTGTGATCTTGGTCGCGAACTGGATGTCGCTGTAAGGCTTCTGAGTACCCTCAGCCACAACCCTGGCGGCGTTGGTGAACCCGGTTTGCTGAACCCAAAAGATCGCGGGCGACGTGGTGCGGCCAGGCGCAATGAGGTCGCGGATAAACAGACGCTGCTTTGGTGCCACATCAATGCCAGGAAGGCGTTGCGGCTCAACCACACCAGCTGGCACACCGGTGCTGAGCAGTGCTGCATGAACAGGGATGCTGATGCGACGGTTGCCTTCGACGTGAGCGGAGAACTGCTTCAGCGCTTCGCTTTTGATCACTACTCCGCCAACAGTGTCGCGGGATGCGGCGGCAGTGCTGGCAGGGATGCGTGCAAACTCCTGCTCCAGCTCGCCGAGTTGTGCCTTCAGCTGCTTTTCAGCCTCGGTCAGGCTGTTGAACTTGGTGGCCAGTTCGTCGACCGCGTTTTTGGTTTCCGCCGACAGGGAGCCGGCCTTCTTGGCTTCGCTCAGTGCGTTTTCAGCCTGTTTGCTGAATTCGTCGGTTGCCTTCTTGAGCTCGTTGGAGACGTTCTTCAACAGGTCGGCAGTAGTGTCGCTCATGGTTTTTCTCCGGTTTGAATTGCTGCTGCCGAGAACCGCGAAAGCGCGGCCTGTAGTTCGGCAATGGGGTCGGCCAGGTTGGCCGGGGTTGCGGCAGCGTTCTGCTTGCCGGAGGTGGTAGCGCCAGGCGTACCAGCCTTGAGTTCTTGAATGAGGGCGCGGCGCTCGGAGCGCGGCATGCCCTGTTTGGCCAGGATCAGATCCATACGGCGGGCAGCGACCTGGTGAGGCGCCGATGCGCTGGCATCCTCGACAGCGGCGTCAGATGACAGAAGGCTGTCTGCAAACCCTGCATCGATTGCAGCAGCGCCTCCCATCCAGGTCTCGACATCCATGAGCTTGCGCATGGCTTCGATGGGGTCGCCGGTTCGCACGGCGTAAATATCCGCCAATGTTCCGTCGATCTGCTCGAGGAAGTCGGCAACCTCCCGAATGTCGTTGCGGTCGCCGGCGGCCATGGTCCAGCTGTTGTGGATCATCAGGAAGCCGGCCCGGGCAATCTGGATTTCATCCGCTGCCATGGCGATGAACGATGCGGCCGAGGCTGCTAGGCCGAGGATTTGCACTGTTACCTTGCCTTTGTGCTCGCGCAGCAGGTTGTAGATGGCCAGGCCTTCAAACACATCGCCACCTGGGCTGTTGATCTTCACGGTTACATCGCTGTCACCGATTGATCGCAGCGCGGCACTGATCCGCTTTGCAGTCACGCCCTCGCCCGTCCACCAATCAAGCCCTATTGGGTCGTAAATGGTGATGGTGTTGTCGTCCGTGCTTGCCGCCTTGATCGATGGATTCCACCGCTCCAAGGCCTTCGGCGTCAGGTCGCAGTGAACCTGCGCGCGCGGCCGAGCCTCCGGCGCCGCCGGAATGGTCTTAAGGGTCATTGGTTACTCCATGATCAGGCGGCGAGGAGCCGCGGTAGTGATATCAGTGCGTGAGCCATCATTGGCCCGTCCGGGTTTCCGGCATCGAGCGCCTTGTTAGCCAAGTCGAAGGCTTCCTTGATGGCTTCCTTGTCCCCGCTCTGATTTGCCGCAGTGATGCGCAACATGAAGGCGGTAGCCGCCGGCGACATTCCGGCCGACTGTTTGCCGAGCTGGTCAAGCGGCACAAGCGCCGACTGAACAGTGAAGGTATCGCCACCCGGGATTGGAGCCATGTTTTCCAGGCGCCGCACTTCGTTGCGGGACATCCAGCCGTTTTGCAGAGCTGTGTTGTACCAGGCGCCGCGACCGGCGCTGTCAGCGCGCAGTAGGCCTTCTACCGCGAACTCAGCGAAGAACTCGTCAGCATCAGCCTCACCGATCAAGCACCGCGTGATTTCCTGTTCGATGTTCACCAGTAGCGGGCGCAGACTGTTGGTAAGGAAGTGCAGGTTTTGCGCCTCTACCGAACTGGCCCAGCTGGATTGCTTGTCCATGTGCCCGACCATAAAGGGCGGCACCCGGAACCACCGGCACATCTCTTCAATGCTGAACGATCGCGACTCAAGCATTTGCGAGGCTTCGGGGTTCATCGTGATCCCCTGGTACTTGAGCCCAGCCTCGGCAACCATGATCTTGCCGGCGTTCTTGGAGCCCATGAAGGAACCGAGACTGCTTCGCAACTGCTCGCGCTGCGCCGGGGTTAGCGTCTTGTCGCTGGAGAGTATCCCGGAGGCCTGCATACCCTGGGCAAAGACCTTCGCGGCTGCCTCTTCTACCGCCATTGCAGAACCGAATATCTCCTTACCTGTGGTCACGGGCAGCATCCCGCACACGCCATCCAGGCCAAAGCCGCGGATATGCATCAGGGATTTTTCGGGGATGTCGCGCTCAACTCCGTTCTCGGTGTACGTGTACTTGAGTCGGCCATTTTCCTCGCGCTTGACCCGCATGCACTGCGGCAACAGCGGTACCAGGGCGATGATCCGGCCCGCAAGCATCTTCTTTTCAACGAACGCGTTCCCGCGTAGGCAGATACTGGCCACCACCAACAGCATGAAGCGTTGAGGGGTCATTTCTGCGTTCGGCACCCGGCATAGCAGCCGATAAAGCGGATGATCAGTAGCCGGCGCCCTTGAGCCATCAGGCAGGCGCCGGTAAAGCTTCAGCGGCAGCGTAGATACAGATTCCGAAAGCAAACGCACGCAGGCCCATACCGTGGACAGCTGCATGGCTTTATCAACCGATACGTGCTGTCCACTGACTGAACTTCCGAACCACTCCTGCCAGAACGAACCATCCTTTAAGCCGATGGGCACACCAAGCCAATTTTGAAGAGTGGCCTTGATTCGCCCGGGTTTCTTTTCGCGCGCCATCAAAGCCCCACCATAATTGGATTGTCGAAAAAGCCCTGTAGATCACCGCAACCCACCGGGTTCAGCGCTATGAGCGTTGTTGCGTCGAAGGTAGCCATGAGCGGGTCAATCTTTGCCGACCCGCTCACCTGTTTGTTGATCGCTATCGCGTTGCCAACCGCAACAGTTCTGGCGTTGCCGACGCACCAGGCCATGAGCCGCGTGCCACCGTGCACAAACTCGCCGCCCGCAACCTTGCGCTCTGTGGTTTTGATTGCGCCGTTGAGTCGCCATCCCTGGGAGATAGAAACAATCTGCTCCATGGTAATGCCGCGATCTTCAGTCGTGAGTTCATCAACGATATCGCCGATACCGGCCGCATCGACGCCTATTGCCTGCTTGTCAGGCAGTAATCCAGCGTCCCGGACTTCGCAGATGATATCTGCGACCTGCAGGACATCATCACCTGGCCGCTCGACAATGGTCAGATCGCCATCAGCTTCGAAGTCGCGCAGGTTTGAAACGATATCCTTGCGGCGGTCGAGTGCGATCTGGTGGGCCCAGGCGTGCGCCCAGTGCAACCAGCGCCGAGTTTCACGCTCGCGGCCAATCAAACTCAGGCCCAACAAGTCATCAAGGCCGCCGCCATCGATACCTACCACAATCACCTCGGAGCGCCGCAGCAACTCATCAAAGGTGAGCGACTTGTCGCCGGCGGCTTCCCAGTGATCAGCCCCCGCCCACCGGTCGGTCCTTAAGTTCAGACCAATTTCGATATTCAGATGCTTGGCCAGGAACTTCTGCAAGGATCCATCTGAAGTGCCCAGCCTCTTCTTGAGCTGGTCTTCTAGCCACTCCGCACTCACGGAGCGCCCGATGTTCGGGTTGGTGATGTAGAAGTTTTCTGGATTCAGGTATTGCTTGTTAGCGACCATCCGGACCGGGAACTCGTAAAGAACCCCCAGCGTCTTGCAATCCACCACCTTCCCATCACGAACATCGCGCCAGTAACTCAGGCGCTCCTTGAAAACCCCTGCCGGCGGCTCATCACTTTGAGTGGTGAGATAGATGACCCATCCCTCTTCGCGGGAGATCTGTCCGCCTAGGGCCTCCATGAACATCGACTCGGCATTTGCGCGCTTGCCAAACACCCAAAGCTCATCGACCAGCACCTTGCCAGACTTCTTGCCGGAAACGGTGTCAGTGTCGGCCGCAACGACCTTCAATGAGTTCAGGGTGGTTCGGTCCGTGATGGTCCTGGTGTGTTCCTGGATGTGGAACATCGCTGAAAGCTCTTCATCAGCGCGAACCATCCCGGCAGCTGGCTTGAAAGCGTTGTCCGCAACCTCCTTGGTCGGCGCCAGAATCAGATGCTCCTCTTCCTCGCGCCAGCAGAGAATCAAGGCAGTGAGCATGATGCCGGCTGCGATGGTGCTCTTCGTGTTCTTCTTGCTGATCAGTAAGCCGAACTCGCGGATCATTTGCTTGCCGGTCTCAGCATCGTAAGCGCCGAAGATGCAACGAACGTAGTCGAGCACCCACTCATCGCAACAGTCGGCCATCCTTGGCTTGCCCGGCAGATCTGGAACACGCAGCTCCTTGAATATTTGAAGTGCACGCTCCGCTTCTTCTACGAAAATCGGAGGAGGGATAATCGATTCATGGTCGATCAGGCGCTGCTCCCAGTCAGGACATGCGGTCGACCATTCCATAGTTAAACCTGCTTACCGTTAGCTGCTACTAATTTGGGCGGGGCCTGCCGGTTGAATTTTCCAGCAGCCTCTTCAGCTGCCTTCTGCTTCCCGTCCTTCTTGCCGCCCTCCGCTTTTTTGACGTGGGTATATTGGACTGCTGCGATGGCTGCCCTGACCTGAATGGGGCTCGCGTCGAGTTGACCGAGCGCGATTTTGGTCAGCAGGGCCAGCATATCCATCTCTGGCGCTGGCACCGGCACCGCCCTCTCGCGCTTCAACGCGCCGCCGTGAGGTTGTGCCTCAAACTCCACCGAGACAGCCGAGGAATTTGCTGATTCCGGCTCGACCTTCTTCTTCCTTCCAGCACCAGGCCGCGCGCCGCCAGAGTTGGGGCGAGCGCCCCCGCTCTTGCCTTTAACGCCTGCCATTTGCTGAATTCCTTTTTCAAAAGTGGGAGAAAATCTGCGCGTGAGAGGGGGAGTGGTGTCCGAGACAAAAGGGCCTGAACTCTTACCCCACCCCTCCCCTCGGCTAGGGCCCTCTCCGTCGAAAATCTCTTAGAAAAATAAGATTCTTATAGATCTTTAAGAATCGCCTCAGCCTCGATGGGCTGCTGACTCGCGAGCCGTCTTAGCTTTGTGGCATGGGACGCAGATTGCCTGGAGGTTACCGTCATCATCGGTGCCGCCCTGGGCGACGTTGATGATGTGGTCAACCTCAAGGTCTTTGGTTGTGAGTCCGCATACCCGACAGGTGTAATTATCGCGGATCAAAATCGCCTCACGTTTGCGGCGCCATGGGCGACCGCCTCGGCCTGAGCCCCACGACTCAACACTCGAAGCATCAGCAAGCGATGAGACCTTGCGGCTGTCCACTGGCGTGAGCCTGGACTTGAGGCTGGATATCCTGGCCATCAGGGCGTCCTGGTTGGCAGCTTGAAGTCTGTGACCCGATCAGCAATCGACCGGATCTTTTCCACACCCAAGAAGCCTACCCAGCCACCTACGAACGTGGCCATGCTCTGCGGCAGACCGAAGAACTCCAGACCGCTGATGATGGTCAGGGTCAGCCCTCCACATAGCACACCTTCCACCAGCATCTGGCGGCGCGAACCACCACCATAGGTGATGCGCAACACGGCCATGGCGAAGGACAGCCCGGCCGGGTAAAGGATCGGCGCATGCTGGCTCAGCCACGCAAGCATCAATGCCCAGGTGTCTGGCTTATCTGGCATGTTCGGCATCTCAGGTTCCTCCCTTTCGGGGAGTGAATAGATCCGGCTCCAGCAGCACTCCCAGCTCGGAGCAATGGGTGTGGTGGAGCCGAAAACGAAAAAGCCCCGGCAAATGCCGAGGCTCAAGTAGGTGTGGAAAGCAAAAAGCCCAACTCTAGGGTCGGGCTTTGCTCGCGGAAAAACCGCAAAGTAACTGAAATCTATATGCAGGGACCGGGGCTGTCAAGCAGCCTGACGGCGAATGTCTAAAGCTCCGTCAATCCACGCAATACCCGCCTTCCAGAGCCCACGCGCCTTCTCTTCGCCGAAGCCCATCTTCTTGCCAACCTCCATCAGCGAACTGTCGCGGGTGGTGTAGTACTTCATCAGTACCTGACCGCATTCGGGGTATCGCTTGAGCAGCCGGCCCATCAACCCATCGATCATTAGTGCGTCGTCGTCAGTGATCATCGGCGACAGTATGGTGTTCTCGCGTGACGCGCAGCACGACACGCCAGAGCCCAGCACAACCCAGCGACCCCAATGCTCCAGCAGATCCTCGGCGGTGCGTTCTTTAAAGCTTGGTGTGAAGGCCATGGCTCAATCCCCTGTGAAGTTGGTGGCACCTGGGCCACGGCGGTTGTTCCCGTTGTATTGCGCTTCAGCACCGGCAGGCTTGAAGCAGTTGTGTTGTGCGATCTGTTGCTCGGCGGCATGGAGCCGGATGCTTAGCTGGGTAACCAGCACCTCCAGCGGCAGTGCCTCACCGGTTTCGGCAGTAACCCAGCCCGAGGCATTGCACTGCACGCAGGCCAGCTCATGGAAGACGCCTCTAATCACCGCCTTGCCGCGGCATGCCGGGCACTTGGCCAGGTCGAGTTGAGCGGCGCGGAATGCTGGGCCGTGGGACTTCTTCATTTAGCCTCCAGCTGGGCACGGAGAGCGATGATCTCGGAGATAAGGGTAAGGACGACGCCAGGACTTGCGGCCGAGATGAAGTCCGCGTCTGCCACGGGCTGATCGCCTGATCCATGAACCTGCGCGGGGCCGGCCTGCTCCCAGGACCAGAAAGCCTCATCACCCGAATCCGAGACGATGCATTCACAGCCGTCGGTGCGCTCCCAAGCACCAGATGTCGCAGCCTCGGCCAACTGCTGCAGGCGGGCCAGGTCGGGAATTTGCGCTTGATTGTCCATTTTTAAACCTCGCCCTTAACAAATTGTGGTTCTGGCTCGCAGGCCCCGCCGTTCAAGGCGTCCACGATGTTTTGTGAATCTTCATATCTAACGCCTGTCTGCCCGTGGATCGCCTTGAAGCCGCGTTCGTCTAACCAGTCGTGCCACTTCACCAGTGCCAGACGACGCTGCTCTTTGGCCTGGGTGTTGATGTAGGTGGAGGCGATCTTGCCCAGCGAGTGGTTCAACAGCATCTCGCCAATGTGACCGTCGACGCCCAGGTCAGTCCAGGCGGTACGAGCCACCTTGCGCAGATCGTGACTGGTCCAGGCGCCCTGCCCCAACCGAGTGAAGACGGCGCTCGCCTGGTTGTCGCTTAGTGGCTTGCCACGGCGTGACGGAAACAGGAACGCACCTACATATCCCTGAGCAGCCTGGCAGTCACGGTAACGGCGCAGCAGTGCGCACACCTGATCGGTCAGCGGCACGCGCAGCTCGGTCTTGGTTTTGGTGTGTTCGGCTGGCAGGAACCACTCGCGCTCCGGCAGTGCAATGTCAGCCCAACGCGCCTGTCGGGTTTCGCCAATCCGGGTGCCGTGGCACAGCATCATCAAGGCCAGCATGGCGTCACCCGGCGCGCTGTCGAAGCGCTCAGCCAGCAGCGCCACCAACTCGGGCACCTGCACGTCGCGAAGGCGCGCAGGCTTGTGCAGGATGCGGGCCGTTGTGAAGTTGCTGAACTTCAGCTCGGCCATCGGGTTGAAGGGGATCAAGTCGAGCTTGCGCGCCTGGCGGAAGGCCATGGCGACGAGGCGAAATAACTGCTGAACGTAGGACAGCGACAGCTCTTCCTGCGCCGGCCACATTAGCTGCCTGTCCAGGGTTTGGGCGTTGAGGTCGCTCAGCAGCAGATCATTCAAGCGCGGCTTGAGCTGGCAGCTGATTGCAGACTTGATAGCCGCCCGACGCTTATCCGAGAGCGCTCGCGATTTGGCCATACGATCGCCAAACCAGTCGAGCAGCTCGCCCACGGCCAACCAGCCCGAAACGCTCGCAGCGCCGTCGGCCGCCACACGCAGCCGCACCGCGGGGAGTGCGGCGACCACCTGTTTGCTGCTGAGCTCGGGAAAATGCCCGATCAGGTGCCATTGGCGCTTGTGGAGCAAGTACCAGGAGCCGCGCGCGCGGTTCTTCAAGTACCGAAAGTGAAGCGCTGGATGGCTTGCATCCCGCAGGTCACGCACATGCTCAAGCTTGGCGTTGCGCGCGATCTCGGCATCCGACAATTTCACCGTCAGGGTTTTGATTTGGGTATTCACGAAGTGACCTCCTTGGGGGCTCGGAGATCAACGACCTCGAAAGTGTTGGGCCACATCCAGGCGCCGTAGCGCCTGGCCATAGCCGCGTCGGCAAACAGCGCAAGCGCGTGGTCCGGAGGCGAGCTCAAGTCGACCTTGAACGAGCAGCAGAACACCGCCCAGCGGTAAATCTCGGTCTCAGGAACAGCCAGGCGGCGATCAGCCATGCTGGGCACCTCCGACAATGCGCGGCGACGGTTTAAGGCCGAACCGCCGCAGCAGTTGCTCGCGCGCAGACTGTCCATTGGTGGGAATCCCCATGCGCGCCACCTGCGCCTGCGCCACGCGCTCGGTCAGTTCATGCGCCCGCTCGATCGGGGCCTTGCTGCCGTCGTGGCCAATACCAACTGCGATATCCTCGAGCGGCAGGCCCTGGACGAGGCGGCGAATGGTGATGTCGTAAGCTCGGTCGAAAACCTTGCTGGCCTTTTCAGGGATCAGATCACCGAGGTTGTGCATCTCGCACTGGAGCGCAGCATGGCGCACCGCAGCGTGGGACCATGTGCGCGCGCCGAAACGGCTCGGGTGTGAATTCTCCAGCGCCTCCCGAAACGCCCTGTCATGCGATGGGATGCCTAGCATCTCGGGAGTAGGCTGGCACCACTTGATAAACTTGCCGACGCTAGGGGCGAAGTCGCCGCCGATCTGCCGGCAGTTCTGCAGCCCGTACCGGATCTGCTCAAGCGTCGTGATTCCGGCAACGATAAACGCCTTGATCCAGCTGCGCTTGGCGGCATTCAGCGATTCGGCATCAGGCCAGGCCTGTTTCCAGGCCGGGAAAATAGCCTGTAATTCCTTGAACAGCGCGTTCACCACATCGGCGGTGCCCGGCGGTACCTGCTTCGGCTGTACCAGCGCCACCGGCGGTAAATTGCCCATCGTGCTGAGCAGTTGTTCGGTGCTGCGTGGCTTCTTGTTTTCCATCACAGATCTCCCAGATCGTTCGCCCAGCTGGTGTCATCAAAGTCAGGCGCCTTGCCCTGCCCAGAAGCTTTTACGCGTTCGCGCTTGACCCACTGAACCAGCCGGTAGCACCAGCCTGCGGAGGTATCAACGGTTGCTGGCTTAGCGACGAAGAACCCCATGAACGCCCGAATCGCCACTTCAGGAACCGCATCAGCAGGAAGCCCAGCGATGGCGATTTGATCCGAAAGCCCCTTTTCGTTCGGGACCCAGGTGGCGAACATGGCGAAGCGTTGGCGATCATCCTGCGGATCGATGGCGGCGCTGTTCTGTTCGGCGAGAGCGGCATCAATCTCGCGCTGCTGCAGCTGCTCTTCGGTTAATTGATGGTTAAGTGATGGATTGGGTGCAGCGGCTGCACCCCGTTCTGTTCCAGACTGCACCCCGTTCTGTTGTGGATTGCACCCCGTTGCGTCATCTGCACCCCGTTTTGTACGGGGTGCAGTATTTGCACCCCGCAATATTTGAAGGTCATAAACGACAGGGCGGCGGTCATGGCGATCGATATGAACCGCGGCGATCGCCTGGTTGCCTTTTCTGATCAGCCCGGACTGTTCCAGGTCGTCGAGCTTGTAACGGACAGTGCGTTCGGAAAGCCCTGTGTCCTGTGCCAGGGTAGAGGCGGAAGGAAAGGCACCTGTACCGTTCGAACCGGCGTAGTTGGCCAGGCACAGCAGTACGTGACGCGCGCTTGAGTCTTTCAGGGTTTCAGTGGGCAGAGATAGCGCCCAGGACATTGCTTGAACACTCACAGCGAGGCTCCGATATTCTTTTCGGCCAGGTAGGCCAGGCCTTTCGGCGTAACAAGCGGTTGGAAGGCAGCACGGTCCCCGCCGGTCTCCGGGTCGCTCTTCAGCGCGGTGACCTTGTGAACCAGATAGCCGGAAGTAATACGCGGCTGGTAGGCGGTCCAGCGCTTGGAGCCGCCACGGTGAAAGATCCACCGGTTTTTCTCCAGCCACTGGAAAAGCTTTGAGGGTGGAACCTGAAGTTGTTTGGCAGCATCACTGATACAGATCGCGCCACCGGCGGCCGCCAAGCGTTTGATGGCGGAAACCTTCGGCTCTTGGTCCAGGATCACCAAGCGAAGGGATTGGTTTTCCTTGGCCTGGTCGGCTGCCGCTTGCAGGGCTTCGGCATAGGTGGCTGGAATCTGGAACTGTTCCGCCCTCGCCTCCAGCTCCTGCCACCGGTCGATGATCCGGGCGCGCAGTTCAACGTTGTAGCCGGAGACCACCACCAGGGTGTCGCGCTGGGAAAGCAGGAATTCTCGGTAGACCTGACCGTTCTGCGGGTGGATATAGGGGGTATCGTTTGAAGAAACGACACCCTTGGCAACCAAAGCCCGGACAGTTTTCAGCACGTTGTCGTGCGTGCTGCCGGTGAGCTCGGCGATTTCGCGTGAAGACATAGTGTGTCGCGACACGTTTTGCTCATGCCGAAAAAGGGTCGCGACATGGGAGGTATTGCCTGGAGCGGTATTGGTGTTCATAATGGCCCCACTGTGTTTTACAAGTTGTTGAAAGAGCCGGGTTGCAGCCCGGCTTTTTTGTGCCCGCGATTCAGGCGTTATGGGTGTCCGGCGCATCCGTGGTAGCTTTTTGCTTCCGAACGAAAAGGCCTCGGAGGCCGGACAAATGAAAGCGAAGGAAATCAACTACGAAATTTTGTGGCACAAGTGCGTCGACGATCAGGACGAGGCGATCCGAAAGCTTCCTCGAACCATCGAGAGTTATGATTCGAAGCTCTCGCGCGCGGCGTTTGGCATCTACAAACTGCAATGCTTCTGCGAGCGTTTGGTGGCGAAGTACGCCAGCCCGTGGCTGGAACTTAAGCCAGTCGAGGCCGGGCGCCTGTACTTGCTCAACAAGCATCACTGGCACCCTTCGCAGGTAAAAGACCTGAACCTTGTTGATCTACTTCTCCTACTTCATGAAGAGCTGATCGAGATGAAGCTGACAAAGGAGGAATTTGATCCGGTGCACAACTGGGCGATGCACCAGGATTGCTACGCTGAGCTTGCGGCTTCGAGCTCCAATCTTTAACCACTGGAAGCACTCTCTCTACCGAGGGGTCCAGGAACGAAAACCTGGAACCTTTCGGTTTAAAGAATCGGGCGATCGCGTCAATCATCTCTATTCCCTTCCTATGCACTGTATGAATTAACAGCTGATCCAGAATCTCTATGCGCCCTTCCACGCTCAGCGGAAAATGGCGACATCGGACGGCTACGCTGCCTTCGGGTTTTCTATGAAATAGTTCGTAAGCGCCTGAATTGAGCTGATCCGCGGATCCTTTGTCGCACCGTTTGAAATCTTGCTCAGCGTGAAATAAGGGACTTTTGCGACGCTACTGATTTCCCGCCATTCACCACGGCGGCGGGAAAGCTCGCCCTTAACGAAGCCGAGCAGGTCTGTTTGGTAATTGGCTGCGTGCATGGAGATGAACCTTTTTAGTCATTCGCGCATATCGTAGCCGTATACGAATAATGCGGTCAAGCCACAAACGACTAACCATAAATGAGACCATTAGCCGTATATGGTTTAGGGGCTACGCAAAATGCTTTCGACTCGCCAAATCCTGGCAAATAACCTCAAGTACCTGATGTCCACCTCTCAGAACCTCAGCACCCAAAAGAAACTTGAGGCCAAGTCAGGTGTAGGGCAGACGACAATAGGTCGCGCCTTAAAGGCTGAAACGGACACGGGTATCGATCGGGTTGAGGCGCTTGCCAAGGCGTTTAAGCTCGAAGCTCAAGACCTGATAGACAATGGTCTGATTGACCGCCTCAAGGGCGGTGAGTCAAACATCAGTTCCGGGCATGGCCTTTATGACCCGGTTCCTCTGATCTCATGGGTGACTGCAGGGATGCTCAGTGAAAGCTTGGATTTGCTCTCTACCAATGATGCTGACGAATGGCTGCAATGCCCTTACTCGCATAGTGCAAGCGCGTTCTGTTTGCAGGTGAATGGACTGAGCATGTTCCCCGAGTACAGGGATGGAGAAATAATTCTCGTTGATCCTGACGTTGAGGCTCGCCACAACAGCGACGTGGTAGTAAGAACCCCAGATCCCGACCGCAAGACCACATTCAAGCGACTTCAAATCACCGAGGAAGGCACCTTCCTGCTAGCCCTAAACCCCGACTATCCAAGCCGCATCCTAGAGATGCCGGAGGATACGAAAATCTGTGGTGTCGTCACCGGATCTTGGATGAGAAGGCGCTAGAAGCACCCAACCCGTAGACCCGCTCCGGCGGGTTTTTTTACGCCCACAACAAACCAAATATGAATATTTCTAAATTAATAGCCATATCCGGCTTGACACAAAACCCACATACGAATAATTTAATAGCCATGAACGGCTACTCAAGCGTTCATTGGACACGACTGGTGAAGCCGCCAGATAGCAAGGGATCAGCGAAGTGATCTCCCAGCCCCTGAAAACGGGACCGACTGGACCAAGCTCTTTAAACAGAACGGAAGATTTCACTGGCTGGCCTTGGTGACAGGGCCAGACGGGAAACCAACCGGGAGTCACATTGATGGAAGCAACAATCGTCAGCGGCGCATGGAAGGGTCATCTCGGACGAGGCCTTGCGCCAAAAGAAGTGCAGTACCTGCTCGGCACTGCCCAGGGCATGACGGCCAAAGAGATTGCCCGCCAATTCGACGTGGCGGCCTGCACGGTAGCCAAACGCCTGTCCTGCGCCATGTTCAAGCTCGGCGTGACGCGCCAGACCGCCGCGGTGGCCGAAGCGATGCGCCGACAGATCATCTCGCCTATGTGCTTCGCCATGGCGGCGTTGATCGCCATGCACGCCATGATCGGCGATGACGCCATGCGCCGTGACCGCCGGGTGCCGGAACGTCGTACCGCTCAGGTGCGAGTGCTGCGCCAGGCTGAACGTCCAAGCCTCACCGCATAAACCAAAGCATCACTTGTGCACCTTGGGGACAGGGTGCAGCGGGATGCGGACGAAATCGCGGCCTATAACCGCCCACCTGCATGCAACACCCCTTGAGAACGGTGGCCACTGCCAACCCAGTGAGCGAACAACGGAGGATTCAGCTATGCACAAATAAACCCAGGCGCTCGCCGCTGCCCCTGTGTGACATAGGGAGGTCTATGTAACGCAACGAAAAGCCCAGTCCCTACTGGGCTTTTTTACGCCTCGCCTTTATTCGTCAGCACCCTCCCCTGGGCCCACCGGCACCCACCAGGCGGTCAGGCTGCTGACGAATAAACGCAACCCCACAGAGGTATCCACCATGCACCCATCAATCAAACAGCGCGTCGACGGGGTTGCGGCCCTGCACGTTCGCTCCCGCATCGCCACTGCCGACTTCTACGCCCTGATCGGCAAGGAGCAGCCCGTGCAAAAGATTCGATTCCAGATCAAGAACGCCGGCAATGCTTACCACATCGTGGAGCTCGCCACTGGCAAGGTGAAGGGCTTCCGCTGGACCTGGAAGGAAGCCAGCAACTTCGCCCAGGCTCTGGAATCCCGCGCAGATGGCGTGAAGGTGACGCTGTCGGGCGGTGGGCAATGATCGGCGTGCCTATGCCCAACCCGCGAGACTCGATCATCAACGACCTGAATCAGCAACTCGATGCCTTCTTCGGCGCCGGCCGCACCGTGCAGGAAGTCGCCCAGGGTGTCACCGGCATTAAGGATGGTACTTACGGCGGCGGCCACAGCAGCAAGCTGCGCGCAGAACGTGACCGCCTAGCACCAGGTCTGAAGGTTTTGGCCGAGACCGGCACTTCAATCAACAAAGCCGCCGCAGCAATGGGCATCGATCACAAGCGCGCCAGGCTCATCGCCCGGGAGAACGGCTTCAAGTTCGCCGACACCCCATGAAGCGCATCAGCAACCAGGTGCGACAGCGACGGCGGCAGGCATGGCTTGATTTGCCAGCACATGAAATCGAAGAGGTAGGCCATGGCCGAGGAACAACAGGAGCCGACGGCGGAAGCCCTGAAGCAGCGCCGCAAGCGCGAGAAGGCAGCAGCGAAGGACGCTGCATTGGGCGTCGAGAAATTTACGGTTGAGGTCGCCGGCGTGTTCAAGGCCGACCTCAAGCGCCTGATGAAGCAGCATGGCTTCAACAACCAGCAGGAAGTGTTTCAGAACCTGTTACGCAACTTGATCTCCGCAGACTTCGAAACAGCGGCGCAGATGCTCAAGTGTGTCACGACACCTTTTATAGTTACCGAAAAGGTGTCACAGATCATCAAGGCCGCCGGCCTAAAGTCGCTCGCCGAAGAACCGCCCGAGCCTGAAGACCAAATTGAAGTTCCAAAATAGCCCCGCAGAATGCCGCCATCCCTATCGAAGCGACAAATCGATCCATCGGTCGGCTGATTCTTGGCACTCTGCCAAAGCTTGATCCTCGGTTGCCCAGTGATGTCCTTCCACTATCTCTACTGGAGTTTTTTCAGCTTCTTGTCCTGGAATGCTAAGTCTGGCCGCAACGGGAATTCCGCTGTTACCACGCCATTTGAAATCTATCAGAACGGTGACCCCCTTCTTCGTCAGATATTCAACGGGGTGTGGTCTATCAACAGATAGTGACATTTTCTCTCCTTGATCCGGCTCCATGCCGGTAACCCGTAATACCCCAACCCGGCCGCCCTCATAATGCGACTTGGATAGGGTGCGCCCCATGACTTAATCGGACGCTCCAAAATCTTAGCCCACTAAGTTGCTTTTTTCGAAGACTTGATTGAGCTGAAAGTATTTTCAACCATCATTTCACCGAACTCCCCCATGCTCGAGTACATAGTACGCAGAAACATTATGGTATTAATTGCGGCACCAACAAGCCTCCAAGCACACTCATTGAAAGTACAACCTACGAGAGATATGGGACCATCACCACCGTATTCGATTGTGCAGGCTTGAAATATGCAATTCTCATACTGTGCATGATCAATCCTTATAGTTTGACCTGTAAAGGTGCAACTAGAGAACTTATTCATCAAAAAAACCTCTTGCATCGCCTTCGCCATTTATCTTATTACCAAGAGAGACAGACTTCGTATTCGCCTTATGGTACCCATCGTCTGTCTGGAAATCGCTAGGCGCGTAAAGAACTTTGCTATTCATATTGAGTGTGATAAAAAAAACAAGCACCAAGATGCTAGGAAAAAGCATCAAAAACCAGATATACGTTGACTGCACAGCATCACTTATAAAAGGAAGTACTGTAGTTGAACTGACCTCTACAATGCCCGCAAATATAGCAATAATTGTTAATGGGTTTTTTATCGTGCCGAATCCGCTCAAAAATATATCTCCTTCAACGTTATAGCAGACATTGGATGTTCGTCCTCTCCGCTCTCCTTTAATTCACGACACCGAAGCATTCGAGCAATTGTAAAGCATCTTACAGCGTAATACCCCATATCAACGAATCACGCCAGCCGGCGAGGATCCCCTATGTCCGCACAACAGAAGAAACACCCATTCATGCATGGACAGCCGAGCATGGGCCTGCCATTCCAGAAAGAGCTGGTGGTGGATCTGTTCGCCGGCGGCGGCGGAGCGAGCACCGGGATCGCCCGTGCGTACCGGGAGCCGGACGTAGCGGTAAACCATAATCCAATCGCCCTGGCCGTTCACCGAGCAAACCACCCGAAAACAGCGCACTACGTTGCCGACGTTTACGAAGTGGATCCGCGAGAAGCCACTGGTGGACAGCCCGTCGCAATCATATGGGCTTCGCCTGATTGCCGACATCACAGCAAGGCCAAGGGCGGCGCGCCTCGCGATCGCGGTGTTCGCGGGCTGGCGTGGGTCGTCATTCGCTGGCTGTTCGTCACCAAATCGCGACTGCTCTTCCTTGAAAACGTCGAAGAGTTCTGCGACTGGGGCCCGATCGACGAGGAAGGGCAGCCAATCAAGGCCGAGCGCGGTCGCACGTTCAAGGCTTTCATTGCCGCGATCAGCACAGGGCTGCCAGCCGACCACCCCGACATGCCGGAGATCCTGGCAGCCATCGGCGAGTTCGTACCGATGGAAGCGCTGGTGCGGGGCCTGGGCTACAACGCCGAGTGGCGCGAACGTATCGCGGCAAACGCCGGCGCCCCAACCATCCGCAAGCGCCTGTACCTGGTGGCGCGCAGCGACGGTCTGCCGATCGTTTGGCCGGAGCCCGTTCGCCACAAGAATCCGACGGCGAAACAGCAGCCGTGGCGCACGGCAGCGGAGTGCATTGACTGGAGCAACCTGGGTAAGACGATCTTTCGGGACAAGCCCATGGCACTGAATACGCGCCGCCGGGTGGCCAAGGGCATGTGGCGCCACGTCATCACCAGTGAGAAGCCATTCATTGTGCCGATGCGCGGGACGTCGGAAGCGCACACCAGCACACACAGCGTGGATGACTCGATTTCAACCATCAGCGCCGGCGGCACCCATCACGGCCTGGTGCAGCCCGTGGCGGCGCCGTTCCTCACCGAATGCGCCAATGGGTCATCGCAGCGTAACTTCGACGTGCAGGAAGCACTGCGCACTCAGGTTGCCCAGGTGAAAGGTGGTCATTTCGCGATGGCAGCGTGTCACCTGACCCACCTCACGCACCACGGCGAGCGCAGCGGCTACTCGCCGGACGAGTCGGCCCGCACAGTCACCGGAGCCAATCGCGGCGAGCAGGCGCTCGTCGCCGCTTCGATGGTGACACTCCGCAGAGGATCGGTAGGGGCTGACATTGACGGCCCGCTTGCAGTAGTCGCCACCAGCACCGGACACCACGCGGTGACGGCGGCTTTTTTCGAGCAGGCCAACGGCGGCTTCTACAAAGGCGACGGCCGATCGGCATACCAGCCTACGTCGACGATCTGCCAGTCAGGGGCCAACCAGCGACTGGCCACTGCATACCTGGTGAAGTATTACGGGTGCGACAAGGGCGGCGTTTCGCTCACCGAGCCAATGCATACCCTGCCGACAAAAGACCGCGTAGCTCTGGTGGAAGTGGTCCAGGTGCCGGACACGCTCACACCCGAACAAATGGAAGGCGCCCGTCGCTGCGCCGCGTTCATGCACGAGCATTTGCCTGAGCACTTCAAAGACCCGGCCGACATGGTAATGATCAATGGCTACGTGCTGGTGGACATCACCCTGCGCATGCTGCAGCCGCCAGAGCTGAAGGCCGCACAGGGCTTCGACCAGGACTACATCATTGACCGCGGCCTGTTCGTCGATCCGGTGACCGGTGCCGAGCAGTGGTTGCCGATAAACAAGACCAATCAGGTCCGGCTGATCGGCAACAGCGTCTGTCCCGACGAAGCAGAAGCGCTGGTACGAGCCAACGCCGCCGATATCATTGAGCTTTACCAGCGGCTAGCAGCTTGAGAAATACGCATGTTCGGCAGGGATCTCAAGTAGGAAGAGATTGCTTCCGTACGATGTAACTATCACCCTTCTGATCCTGATAATGCTGAGCTGTAAAAGTCTGGAAATTGGCTCTACCACTTCTTGTTTTGTATTTAACAACCACCTCAAACCCCTCCCACTCATGGAGTTCTCCAAAGCGGACAATACAAGAACCCCCGCTAAATAAAGGATCCCCATCGCGGACTCTTTTGTCACCGTTAGAAGCAGTCAGCTCTATTTCAACACAGTCACAGTAATCACCAGTATTACCAATGTTCAGACTAACGTAGAACCCACCGTCGTCCATACCTGCATCTACAAGGTTCATTTGTAGCAAAGGCTCTAGTGAACGCTCGTAGTTAACCAAGCTAGCCTTCTGGGCTGCTACAAGCTCAGTCTGCTGCTCGACAGAGTTACTAAGCTCTTTGGCTTGAAGCCTAAGCGCATCGGTACCTTGTCGAAGCTCTATACCCTGCTGAAAAAAACCCAAGACTAGCCAGAGAATGGCTACGGGACCAAAGGCCCCGGCGAGAAAGTCCCCGACCTCGTTTAAATCCATGCATCGTAGAGTCTGGATTCTATCCCCGACCAACCACCAAGCGAAAAGCGCGTAACCCAACGTTAGAACAATCCCGATTGCTGCCAGCACCCGCCCCATAACCAACCCTTTTACCGTCAAATAACGCCTGAGCTTACAACGAACGGGCTTCGAGGACTCCCCATGCCTACAGAAAACAAACCGGCTGATCCAAAGCCAACCGGCCTGTCACAAGGTTGGAACCTGACACGCAAGCATGACGGCTTTGTCGTGGGCCACCAGGCGGTGGCATATCCGCCTGACAAAAAGGCGATTGAGCGTGCAGAACGTGACGGCTATGTGTGGGTGCCGTTCCTCGTGCCAGCCGCCCAGCCCGAGGGCGAGCCGGTGGCACATATGCCGGTTGAACGCTGCTACGACGTTCGGGCAAAGATGATCATTGCCTTCAACGAGGCCAAGAAGGCGGGCGGTGATTTGGATGACGCGCTCGACTCCGCATACAAGTCAGCCCTGCGCTATTCGCCTAACCCGCTGAGCGCCGAGCAGGCCGATCGGTCACCAGAGGCCTATGCCATCGAGCACGCCGAGTACATGGCCAAGTCAGCCGATGACGTCCTAGCGAAGTTCCAGGCATATGGCCTGGCCCTCTTGGCCGTAGATGAAGGTGGCGACGACGGCAAAGACGAGTTTTTCGAAGCGATCGATACCGCCCGCGGCGATCTGCAGGAATCGCTGGTGGATCTGCGCAGCATGGTTTACGAGTTCCGTAAGCGAAGCGCCAAATCCCGATAGGAGTACATCCGTACTCCGCTACGCAATAACTCGCCTCCCCCTTAGTCGGAGGAGGATGTTAACGATTCGGCCGGTCGGCCATCAAGCGCTGGCATCGGATCTATCTGAACGCCAGCGACGACATTAACCCAAGACGAATAGGCGGCGCTTTGCCGCGCAAGCGCTTGATTCCAGCGGTTGCCGGCGAGCTCACCAGCCACTACTAACATCATCAGCTGGTTCGTTGCGGCGTCGAGCTCAACGAGATGCGCGTGTGATTGAAATCTGAATTCTTCATTTGAAGCCATGGTAATGCTCGATTCGCAATGGCAGTGGAGTGGGCTGGTTTATCAATTGAACGCTCCCTGCATGCAGTTTGGCACACACCTATACACAAGCACGATATTTGCGCAATTTTTCGGCATTCACGCAAGTTTCTATGCGCCTCCCATCCCCCTTCAAAGTCAGCCGCTATAGCGGCAAGGACGAAGTCATGCCCAAGCATAAGCCAGAGTTGGCCGCCATCTACAACGTGTTCGGCCTCAGCTCAAACCACGAACTGTCGACACTGTTGGCCAACATCGAAAACACCAAACGTTTCTCCGATCTTCTGCACGATGTCGAGCGCGAGTTCTTCATGGTGCCGGGTGAACCGTCTGGAAAGCCTGAAGACGGAGGTTCAGCGGTTGATGCTGAGTGCCTGGTTAATCGCTGGGGATCGAAGCCGAGCGAGTACCTGGAACAGTTCCGGGCTGCCCTGCCTTTCGCCGCTGCGAACGCGATTCCTGACTATGAAGCGCCCGCAACCGGCGAGAAGTGGTCGCTCACAGGTGAGAATGGTTCTTGGGATTACGACAGCCTTGATGAATTGCTGAAGGACAACTATGGCCATGACAGCGATGGAGATGGACACCCGGCCAGCTTCAGCCTGGGTTTATACGAAGGCGGCACGGTCTATCGCGGAACCGAATGCAAGGACGATCCGGCGGCCTTTCTGCCAGACCAAAGTGAATTGCTCAACCACATGAGCGAGCGCGCTTACGACAGCGACGCGGGCGAGTGGGCGGACAACTACCCAACACTCGACGCAACGGCGAAGGCGGATCTGGAACGGGCGATGCGGCCACTTATGGCGTGGGCTCGCAAGCATTGCCAGCCGGAGTTCTTCACGATCAAGGACGTTACGCCGCATATCGTCACCGAAAAGGATGTCACCCGGAGCAGAAAGTCGTGATCGCCACCCTCTGGTTCGCCTACGTCTTCATCTACAAGGGGCCCAGGCCATGAACGCAAAGACTGAAGTGAGAGTCGTCGACCTTACCGGCAAGGCTTTGGACTGGGCGGTAGCTATTGCGACCGGGGCGGAGGAAGTCAAAACCACCGAACACGGCGTCAGCTGCATCTACCAGCTACCCGAGGGCGGATGCTGGACCAATTTTTACCAGCCATCTACTGACTGGAGCCAAGGCGGACTGCTGATCGATGTTTACCGGATCAGTTTTGTAACCTCAGGCACCGGCCCACAAGATGAGCAAGGAAACGAGCCCATCGTCGCACTTACCAGCGCGCTGCATTACAAGGTATGCGCGGGTAGCACCCACCTCATAGCCGCCTGCCGAGCCATCGTAGCCACCAAGCTCGGCGAATTAATCCGCGTCCCTGCCGAGCTCATCTAACCCCAATCCCCCTACATGCCGGCGAGCAAGCCTATGGCAACTGACTGTCGATCCAGCGCTCAGCAGCGGCCATCGCTTCATCAAGTGCGGCTGGATAGTCCGGCCAGGGCCCGGTCAACTCAGCAGCAACTTCGCCAAGGCCGTCAATTGGTGCGGGCTCGATGATCTTCGCGGCTACCGGTGCGTCGTCGTTCGGACGTCGCCAATCGAACTTGAGAATCATCGTGTGCCCCCGGTACGCGTGTGCGATCGGAAGATCTAGTTGGTGTGGCACACGCCCTCCTGGCGGCTGGATGGAATGAATACTCGTTTTACACCCATCCGAACGACACAGATATCTAGGCAAAACGCTATTACTCCATCCCCCTACATGCCTGCCGGTTAGCGGCGGGCGAGGTATGCCTATGTCCGAAAGAATCCCATGTAGCGAGTACGACGCCGAGAAGAACCGCTGCAAGAGCGGTTTCCCTGTCCTTCATTCGATATGCCATGGCGGCCCGCCTGGGTGCCCGACCTGCGGAGTTCTAGGAACCACTCCTATGTGCATGCGTGAAGACCTTCCGGCGCACTTGACTCGCCCCGACGGCATGCCTCTCGGCTGGCCGAACAAATAACCACCTTCAGCCGCCCAGCGCGGCAAGGACACCCCATGTTCGCAATAAAACTCACCCTGATTGTACTGGGCGCTTTGCTGTACCTGGTCGGAACCCTCGGCTGGTTCTTCTGGCTCGGACCTGACCTTGTTGGCACCGGCACCACCGAGGCACTGATCTACGCCTTCGCCGGCACTTGCGCCTGGCTGCTGATCAACTTCGGCCTGGCAATCCACATCATCAAGACAGCGCGGCCCACGGTGGGCGGGAGGTAGGAATGTTTTTAACAGCAGAGGAAGTTGCCGACCTGACCGGCTATAAGAAGCCGGGGGCGCAGATAAAATGGCTGACCGCCGAACGCTACGGGTTTGCGGTAGGTGGTGATGGGCACCCAAAGGTGCTGCGCCAAGTTGTCATCGGGCGACTGGGTGGTATTCAATCAAGGAAGGGGCCGGAGTTGCGGCTGTGCTGAGGTGAGATAGATGAGACCGCGCAAGAAGGACCGGCACCTGCCGGCGTGCATGTACCAGAAGCACGGCGCCTACTACTTAGTCCGCAAGGGCAAGTGGGTGCGCCTTGGCACGGATTTTCAGGCATCTCTCGCTGAGTACGCCACGCTTCTGGACAAGCGCAGCATGGGCGGAATGCCCAAACTGATCGACGACGCGCTCGAACACATGCGCGCCAGGACAAAGCCGCCGCTGAAGCCGAACACGCTCAAGCAGTACGAGGCAGCTTGCGAGCGACTGAAGGATACCTTCGCCGACTTCGAGCCGCGCGAGGTGCTTCAACGACACGTCGTCGCGCTCAAGTTGCACATGGCGGACACGCCAAACATGTCGAACAGGGTGATCTCGGTACTGCGGGCGGTGTTTACCTACGCTCTGGAGCAGCAGATTGTCGATTCGAATCCGTGCATCGGCGTGCGGCGGCACCTGGAGCACAAGCGCGACAGGTACATCACCCACGGCGAGTTCCAGGCTATCTGCGCCAACTCAAGTGACAACATGCGCGTCATCTATGAGATGTGCTACCTGACCGGTCAGCGCATCGGTGACGTGCTGGCCATCAGGTTGGCCGACATAAGCCCCGAGGGCATCGCATTCAAACAGGAGAAGACGAACGCGAGGCTGCTGGTACAGATGACGCCGGACCTGGAAGACCTGGTAGCCCGTGCAAAGGCGCTTCCACGGAAGATCCGCGGGCTCACGTTGTTCTGCTCGCCGCGGGGCGGAAAGCCTGTGCACTACAGCTCGGTTAAAGATGCGTTTGCGATCAGTTGCAAGAAGGCCGGCGTCGAGGATGCAAGCCTCCATGACCTGCGCGCCAAGTCGCTTTCCGACACCGACGACCAGGGCAACGACGCACAGAAGCTCGGTGGCCACACCGACGCCAAGATGACGCAACGTTATCTGCGCCTGCGCAAAATCAACGTAGGCCTGCCGCCAACAATGCCCAAAAAATCCCTGTAGTATTAGACAGATGTGAATTGTCAAATAGACAGGTAGAGCCGAAAGCCCCGTATGACAGACCTTTCAAGCCACACTCCAATGATGCAGCAGTACTGGCGCCTCAAGAACCAGCACCCTGATCAGCTGATGTTCTACCGCATGGGCGACTTCTACGAGATCTTCTACGAAGACGCGAAGAAGGCCGCCAAGTTGCTGGATATCACCCTGACAGCGCGCGGGCAGTCGGCAGGGCAGTCGATCCCGATGTGTGGGATTCCCTACCATTCGTTGGAAGGCTATCTGGTCAAACTGGTGAAATTGGGCGAGTCAGTGGTGATCTGTGAGCAGATCGGCGATCCGGCCACCAGCAAGGGGCCGGTGGAACGTCAGGTGGTGCGCATTATTACGCCGGGGACGGTGAGTGATGAGGCGCTGCTGGATGAGCGCCGCGACAACCTGATTGCCGCGGTGTTGGGCGACGAGCGCCTGTTCGGCCTGTCGGTGCTGGACATCACCAGTGGCAACTTCAGCGTGCTGGAGATCAAAGGCTGGGAGAACCTGCTGGCGGAGCTGGAGCGTATCAACCCCGTGGAGTTGTTGATCCCGGATGATTGGCCGAAGGATCTGCCGGCGGAAAAACGCCGTGGGGCCAAGCGCCGTGCGCCGTGGGACTTCGAACGTGATTCGGCGCTGAAAAGCCTGTGCCAGCAGTTCTCGGTGCAGGACCTTAAAGGCTTCGGTTGTGAAACCTTGACCCTGGCCATCGGTGCAGCAGGTTGCTTGCTGGGCTATGCCAAGGAAACCCAGCGCACGGCCCTGCCGCATTTGCGCAGCCTGCGTCATGAGCGTCTGGACGATACCGTGGTGCTCGATGGCGCAAGCCGTCGCAACTTGGAGCTGGACACCAACCTGGCCGGCGGGCGTGACAACACCCTGCAATCGGTGGTCGACCGTTGCCAGACGGCCATGGGTAGCCGCTTGCTGACCCGCTGGCTGAACCGTCCGTTGCGCGATTTGAGCGTGCTGCAGGCGCGTCAGACGTCTATTACTTGCCTGCTGGACGGCTATCGCTTTGAAAAGCTGCAGCCACAGCTTAAGGAAATCGGCGATATCGAGCGCATCCTGGCGCGTATCGGTCTGCGTAATGCGCGCCCGCGTGACTTGGCGCGCCTGCGTGATGCCCTCGCAGCCTTGCCACAATTGCAAGCGGCGATGACCGAACTGGATACGCCGCACCTGCAACAGCTCGCGGTCACGGCCGGTACTTACCCGGAACTGGCGGCGTTGCTGGGAAAAGCCATCATCGACAACCCGCCGGCAATCATCCGCGACGGCGGCGTATTGAAGACCGGTTACGACAGCGAGCTGGACGAGCTCCAAGCCCTGAGCGAGAACGCCGGGCAATTCCTGATTGACCTGGAAGCCCGCGAGAAAGCCCGTACCGGCCTGGCCAACCTGAAAGTCGGCTACAACCGCGTGCACGGTTATTTCATCGAGTTACCGAGCAAGCAGGCCGAGTCGGCGCCGATCGACTATCAACGTCGCCAGACACTGAAAGGTGCCGAACGGTTTATCACTCCCGAACTGAAAGAATTCGAAGACAAGGCGCTGTCGGCGAAGAGCCGCGCCCTGGCTCGGGAGAAGATGCTCTATGAAAACCTGCTTGAAGACCTGATCAGCCAGTTGGCGCCGCTGCAGGACACCGCCAGCGCCCTGGCCGAACTGGATGTTCTGAGCAACCTGGCCGAACGTGCACTGAACCTTGACCTGAACTGCCCGCGTTTTGTCAGCGAGCCGTGCATGCGCATCGTGCAAGGTCGCCACCCGGTCGTAGAGCAGGTGCTGACCACGCCGTTCGTCGCCAACGATCTGTCGCTGGACGACGATACCCGCATGCTGGTGATCACCGGTCCGAACATGGGCGGTAAATCCACCTACATGCGCCAGACCGCTTTGATCGTGCTCCTGGCGCATATCGGCAGCTTTGTGCCGGCGGCCAGTTGCGAGCTGTCCCTGGTGGATCGCATTTTCACCCGGATCGGTTCCAGCGACGACCTGGCCGGTGGCCGTTCGACGTTTATGGTGGAAATGAGCGAGACCGCCAACATCTTGCACAACGCCACCGAACGCAGCCTGGTGTTGATGGACGAAGTGGGCCGCGGCACCAGCACCTTCGACGGCCTGTCCCTGGCCTGGGCGGCGGCCGAGCGCCTGGCGCACTTGCGTGCCTACACCCTGTTTGCCACCCACTACTTCGAGCTGACTGTTTTGCCGGAGAGCGAACCGTTGGTGGCCAACGTGCATCTGAACGCCACCGAGCACAACGAGCGTATCGTGTTCCTGCACCACGTACTGCCGGGGCCGGCCAGCCAGAGTTACGGCCTGGCCGTGGCCCAACTGGCGGGTGTGCCGAATGACGTGATCACCCGCGCCCGCGAACACCTCAGCCGCCTGGAAACCACGGCCCTGCCCCATGAAACGGCGGTAGCCAGCCCCGCCAAAGCCTCCAGCAAACCGGCCGCACCGCATCAAAGCGACATGTTCGCCAGCCTGCCCCATCCGGTGCTGGATGAGCTGGCAAAGCTTGACCTGGATGACTTGACGCCGCGGAAAGCGCTCGAAATGTTATATGCACTGAAGACTCGGATATAACGCTAAGGCTTGCAAGCTGGTAGACTCTCGCGCGGTTTGGGATGCTGCGGGCTTTTAGCCTGGCCTGCAGACTATCGCTCCCGAACCTCGCGAGCCCTGCCACAAAGGGTTTCGCTGCCGCCGCCTGAGGAGAA